TCTTTAACCAGAATAATCTTTGAAATATGGATTAGTTGCCATTTTAACCTGTCATAAAGTTTACTGGTAATTCGTATTCGTTTTGCATTTGTTGTTCAATTGCTGCTATTTCGTTAATAGCTTCCAGATAAATTTGTCCACCGCGCATCACCACACCACCAGGCAATGCCACACCATCAAATTTAGCCATATTTGCACCCCATTGACGCTTGATTAAAGCAGTCAAATATCGTTTAAGGTAACGATCATTGAACATCTCGGTGTATTTTTCTGGATTAAGTGCGGCGTAAGCCCAGATACAAATAAAGTCACCAACTTTTGTTTCTTGCCCCCAATTCATTTCTAAGTACAATCTGTTGGTTACCTTACTGAATACTACAGTTTTTTCTGGTTGAAACATGTCTTGGATCAACTGAATATACCGTTTTGTTGAGTCGTATGAAGCAAGACCCATAGAGTTTACACCACTAAGATTTCTGTTAATACCAAAGTAGTCGGTTAGTGCTAGTTGGTATCGCACATCAAACATGTTGATATTGGTAAATGGACCAAATTGCATTACCTTAATTATAGAAACAATTTCTTTTCCAGTAGGTCCGTCTATTTCGTTTGGAGAAAGGATGTCTTCGGTATTGATGTATCGATTATTAATATCGGTTTGAGTTAATTGATATTTAAAAAATACTTTCTCAACACCATCAAAATGGCGTTCAGTAAAGTATTGTAAAGCATCATCCAGACGATCTTCTGCTTGTTCCCAATCTACGTTTATATCAATAACCGGTGATCCTAATTGTCTATAAGCGTATTCGATTATGGTTTGTCTTGAATTTGGTGCTGCCATTGTACTTCCTTAAAAGTATTTATGGCAAATTGAAATTTAAGACTGGGGAGTTGGTGGCGGTTCTTGCTTGTTTTCTGGAAGAGTTACCGGAATGCCCGCAACTTGATTATAATCAATATTTTCAATATAATACCGTCTCGTGATTGGTTCATCGGCCTCATTTGGCTTGCTTGGTTGATAGTTGGTAAATCCAGGCATATTTAAAGGACAGTTTAGTTTTGGATAATCTAATTTACTGTACTCTTCGCCGTTAGAAGTCAACCAAGTCATTGGTTTATCGCCACAACCACAACCACCACAGAAGTGCTTTCCGGGAGTAGTGCTTTCTTTTAGGTGCTCACATGGAGGTAATTCACCACCTAAATGTTTATTCCCAAAACAACTAAGTACTCTTAATTGCTTGGTTGCTTTATTTACTTTATGACCAGCAAGTCCTCGGGAAGTTAAAGCAGTAGCAAAACTTTGAATCATGCCCATTTTTTGGGACAAAATAGTTTTAGCTTGTTCTGGATTTCCTTCTTGACGAAACTCAGGATTATTTTGTTTATTTTTATTGCATCCACATCCCATAATATAAACTCCTATAATTATATATCACGAATCCAAATAAATTCTTCGGAATAATCTTACACCTATGGTCTTTCCTCTATACACCATATTTGTTTTTCCGTAATTTTCTTGAGTATTTGCTATTTGAGCAACTACAAAGGTTTTTCCACCAAACTCTTGAACCCCGTTCAAAGAAAATACGGTGGAAGTCATGTACTGTTCTTTGGTTAAACCAAAGAAACCAAAGGTTTCATAACCAAAAGAAATATTTTTAAAATATAGTGCTAATTCGTCTTGACTTGGAAGATACCAGTCAGAGAAACCATTGATCTTATACTGTTTAATCTGAGACAACAGTGTATTATTTTCAGATATTGTTGTGTTATAAGTGTTGTATAAACCATCGTAACTTGATGTTGTTAGTGTACTGGTTGGTTCGTTTTCCACGTTGTACGGAAAATCTGTAAAGTCTGATACACTTGCAATCAATATCCAAGACTTTTCTTTAGTTCCTGGGCTGTTACCTCTTGCAGTATAGTTTCCAGCAGTTCCAGTTATTCTGTTACCGTATACAGTACTGCCCGTTGAATTTATTGGAGATCCTGGTCGGAATACACCAACATATAAACCACCTTGATATAATGATCCTATTGCAGGTAAAGTTTCTATAGGATTTGTGGAGGAAGTTATTCTGGTTAAAGAAGCTCTGGCTGGTGTTTCTGCTCCACTTAAACCTGCAAAATAAACACCAGAACACGGATTGAGATCCAAGCAAGATTGAATAATTCTATTAGGAGCCGACCAATAACCAAAACAATTTTTCTTGGATTTTATTGAACAATCAATAGTTCCATCACTGTTTTGTGTGCAGCAATTTCCTACCGAATTATTTGAGTTATAGCAATTAGTGTAGTCGTCAGGATTGCAATTATCGGATACATCACTAGCAGAAATATTAACAGAATTGCATTGTATATTACCACCATCAAAAATGCAAGTTTCTCCAGAATAGAAAGAATAACCTAAATTTTCTGCAGCTCCTTGATTGGCATTAATACACTCTAATTGTGAGTTTACTGCAGTGCATCCTTGAGTGTATAAACCGTTGGTTTTGGTCCAATAACAGCAAGCACCTGGTAGTTCACCAACCAAAGGACCAATACAAGGTCCTGCTGATGGGCAGTCTGTCCCGTTAAAAGCTCCAGATATAAAATGTCCGTTTGCTGCATCACATACAGCTCTTGTGGTAGCTTGGTTCAATCCACAACAGTAACCACTAGACAACGGACCAATTACAGTTGGTGGATTGTATTGTCCCGAAATTCTTGATCTGAATTGAATTGACATGTTAACCGTTCGGTAATGAATCACACAGTACTTGTACTTGTGAGCAGTCTAATGATACTAAAGTGCCGTCTAGTAATTTATTTCTAAATTGAGTTGTTGTTAATAAGTTTGCAGCTAACGAGTAATTATACGCAAAAATACTTGTTACAGTTCTATTTATTGGATTTCCTGATAAATCAGTTCCTATTTGTGTTTTTGCGGTTAATTTAAAAACTAATTTATGTATTTTAGTGTCTGTGCCTTTTGACGTATACCAAGTTGGTGAGTCTAATTCAAGAAAATTAAATGTAAATCCTAGTGGATTACGTAATGGATCGGTAGCATACTCTATTCCATCTATTTTTTCATATTTTACATCATTTAAAGCTGTTGATAACAACCAAACTTCTGCGGTAAACTCGGTGACAACACCAAATTCACCCGTATTACTGTTTCTAATTTGTTCTAGTCTTGGGAATATATTGACAAAGAATCCACCACCAGCATTAGGACCTGATGATACTTTAGGAAGCATGGTTCCGTATTCCATAGATCCATCGTTATTAAAAACAGCGTCCACAGAAATAGTAGGAACCTCTTGTAATGCTCCAGCAGTTGCTGGAATATGTGCGTTTACTACTATTCCGGCAGGTTCTACTCCATCGCCTTGATCTTCAATTGCAAAAGGAGTAGTATAATCTGGTTGTATTGGAGATTCAACTCCTGTTGTAAATGTAATTCTGTTTATAGGTTGATCAAATCCCGTTGTATCTCTATAAGTAGAATTATAACCTATATCCAAGACTGCTGAATCATTGGTTGGTGTCCGTTCACCGGTTGTTGAATTCACACTATAACTGTTAACATAAAAATTTAATTGATTTAATGGTGTATTTGGTACTATTTCTAAGTCTAAACTTTGACCAAACAAATTTACAGGAACTGGTTGATTTAATACGTCATCGCAGAAACAATTGTTGTATGTGCCGTACTGTCCAAACAACAAACAACTGTTTGGTGGGTAACAAGACAAATCTTTTGTAACATCACAGTGTCTTCCATTAAACATGGTTGCCATAAATTTATAGAATAACTGTTGTCTATCACCAGGTAAAGTGTATTTTGGTTCTCGGCAGTTAAACCAAATGTATTTCCACCATCCAGATTCCCACGGAATAGGTGTTGCACCTACGCCTTTTGCAGTTTGTTCCCATTGTGCATTTGGCTGAATACATGTGTCAGCAATATCATATCTTAAATTATATTTGTCTTTACCACCTACTGTTGTTTTTATTAAATCTTGTTCTTGTAATTCACCAAGCAGATATAAAGACCAGTTTGGACACGGATAACCAGTAAGTATACCAGGCTGACCTTCCACTTCTCTGCACGTACAATTTGTTGCATCTCCCCAAGTTTTATTTTTTAGATAATAGGAAGATGAACCAATTGGAGTGTCTCTACTAAACAAATTATCAGAACAGGACAGAGTTGTGTCTATACTGTTGTCATTATTATTAATAACTAATCGTGATACGTTTAAATAATAACTTGCCATAGCGTATTCTGCGGTAAATCCAGCAGCACATTCTAAACAAAGACCACGGTAACAGCCATCTGGTTGCCCACACGCAGAAGCTTTTTCTATAGAAGCACTAAATTTATTTAACCATAGCAAATATCTTACAGTTTTTCCTGCGGGAGCATTAAATCCTAAATTTAAAATTTCTCCACCATTTTGTAGTGCACCAAATATTATTTGTCCGTCACAGCACCCCAACTCGCTAGCATTTAATGTTAATTTTTTACCTTCTTTCGCTGGATTAAATGCCATCTTTTTACCGTCAGTATCAGTTTGGGCTAGGATAATATCCTGTAAGGTGTTTAAAATTTCTTTTTGTTTGGTTTCATCAATTCCGCGAACTCCGATAGCTGCGGGTGCATCGTGAAATTGTACTTGTGAAAAATAAGGATCTAACACAAATCCTGGGCAAGTTCCTATACTTTGAAATACTTTTGGGCATCCTTTACAAGAATGTATTGCAGCATTTCTTTGTGTGTAACAGCCTTCTGCTGCTGGTGATTCTATATTTTTAATTTCATCCCAATAACTCCATAAAACTACGCCAGCATTTTCTACAGGCAGTGGACGGTTTTCTTCCCAAATACCATCACCGGCTTCTAAATGGGTAGTAAAATCGTCTTCAATTCCGAAGTCAGTTCTTGTCGGTTTTCCTGTTATAAAACATTCGTAAACATCTTTTATTTCACCGTAATTTATACAATCAATTTCGACATCCCAACCACAAGATCCGTTCTTAGACACACAAAAATTAACAGAACCTTGTTGTGTTTTTACTGGAGGATAATCTATAGTTGTATTTGTAAGTATAGCACGTGTACAATCCATACACATTCTGTTTATTGTGAACTTTGATTGTACTTTAAATGTTTGTGGTCCAGGACCAGCAGGGCATGATTGACATCCTTCCACTGGTACTGGAGGAGTATTTACCACGTAAACGTTTAAATTGTTAGAAACTTTAATGTTTAATAAATTATCTAACATATTTACTGGTATTATATTTTTTATACCAGTTTTGCGACCAAACTGATCGTATGGTGTGCTTACAGTGACAAGCACCTCTGAGTTGTTTGGTAACAGAGTACCGGTGTATGGAGTGCTGTTGTGTGTTTGTGTTAATGTAAACACATGACCTGATGTGTTTGTGTACGTGCTTGGCAGTTGTACTCGGGCACCGTTTGGGTCGTCTGTGGTTAAAACTATTTTAAATTGGTTTGTATAAGATGGAGTACCGTCAGGAAGAATCAGATCGGTCAGCGCAGAACCATCAGTATTTAATATACTGATATTGTAATTGTACACTGGAATCACGCAAGGAGGTACAGGGTCTGAACAGTGTTTGGTGCCATCCCAGGTTCCTGTGCACGCTGCTTGTGCTACTTCAGTGCAAGTACCGTCAGGTTGACAACACGCACCAGTTGGTGGCGGCGGATTGCTGCAATTTACTTGAGTACATGTTTGATTTAAGTAAAATTGAGTGGTTGCTCCGTTTATTGCTTTACTGTCACATGAAGTCTGTGTTTCGTTAGAAGTGCAAGTTTTAATACCGTCAGTAGCAGTAACACAACAAGCTCCTGGGGTGCAATCAGAAGTGGTGCATGTGGTATTTGCGGTCCACACAAAACCTGATCCCAAGGCAGTACAGGCAGCTTGCGTAACATTATTTTGTATGGTACAAGTGTCTCTATTAATACAGCAACCTAAAATTGGAGCACAATTACCTTGAACAGTGGGATCTGAGCATGTTTTACCATTATTCCAAGTTCCTATGCAGTTTGCTTGCTCCACACCGTCTGTACAAGTTCCTGCATTACAACAAGCTCCAGTAGGTGGAGGATCACCACATGCAGTACACGGAGTTGTTGTAAATACTCCACCTATAGAATTACATTCTGGTTCGCGTGAATCAGGAATACAATTACCTTCACTGCAGCAGTATCCGATATTACCACAACTTTGAAAACAAGTTGCTAATGGTGTAAAAACTCCTTCACTATTAGTAGTCGCATCACAAAGTGCACGTGTAACATTATCAATACATAAACCCTGATCAGCCAAACAACACGATCCTACCGAATCACTATAAAATGGTCCCGCAAACCCCATACCACGATCAACAAATGCGGCATTAAAAGTAAGTCCACCATTTTCACTCCACATATGAACAATATTTATTCCGTCTAAAAATCCGTATTTTCCTATACCCCTATCGGTATTTTCAAAATACACGTTTGAAGGAAGATTCCAAACGTCTGTTCCTTGTATAAACAGCGTGTATGATTGTAAAACAGAACTGTCGGCAGTTGTTGTGAATGCTGTTATTCCGATTGGTGTTGTTATATTATAAACAGAATATTTATCCAGATTAATTGTCCAACCACCAGAATCGCATGCGGTATGTATATCGTCTGTTGTTCTTATCTCTCCTCTACCAAGTATACGCGTGAAAAGATAGGGTTCTACAAATTCTGAATAAACTTTAATAGAACTTCCGGTTGCACCGTTGTCTGCTGTCAAACCAAACGACAAAACAGAATTAGAACCAGTAACACCTATTTTAGTTGTTGTTGCCAATACAGAATCAGAAGTGTACGCAATAAAATTTGCTGCAGTACTTCCGTATGTGGCAATATCAGTAATTGGTGATACAGTCAATAAAATTTCATAACCATCAGGACTTAAACTGGCTTGTATATTACCACCACCACAAATACCATGAAAAACAAAATTGGTTCCCGCATCTACGTAGAAAAATGCGTTTTTAAAAGTCGCACCAGATATTAAGTTATTTCCTCTAGAATCCGAATAACTTCCGGCTGGACCGGTAAATCCATATAAAGGACCTAATATGGTACCGTTAGATAGTTCAAATGTTATTCCACTTGAAACCAGATCAGAAACTACATTGGCAATCCAAATACCAGTAGCACCTGTAGGACCTGCAGTCAGTCCAATTGCTCCACGCAATCCGGCTGGACCAACAGATCCTGTTGGGCCTGTTGGACCTGTTCGACCAATCAAATTTCCTATTGTGCTGTTTCCTATAATTGAAGGCATGGTTTATCTTATTTATATTATTAACAAGGAGGTGGTTGTGCCGAACAAGATGTAGTTTTATCAAAAACACCACCGTAACGCAAGCAAATTGTACTATTAGTATCTACACACTGTCCGTTTATACAACAAGCACCAAAATCATCACAATCTTGTGTTCTTCTTTCATCACAAGTACTAAAAGAAAAACTACCACTTAATTGGTCTGTACAAAAAGACGGTTTAATAAAATCTAAACACGTTTTGGCACCGTTTGAATTACAGTAACAACACGAACCAAAAAGCTTATTTTGATATGTTGTGGTATTACTGTCATTGAAAATATCAGAAACAATAAAAGTTATACCGGTGTCTTGATTTATTCCGGTTACACCTTTATAACTGCTGTGGTAAATTTGTTTGCTGGTCCAAGTATTTCCAGATTTGTAAAAAGAATTAACAGAAGAATTCCAAGGATTGGTGACTATACCAGTCAATCCAGTTATATTGGTAAGATTTACGTTTGTTATACCTGTGGTGTTTTTAGCTTGTAGAAACGAACCCAACAAAGCACTTGCTAGATGTGCTGTTGTGGAACCGCTAGTTACGGTTTGATAACGAAATACTCGATTTCCACCTCTATTTAATAAATTATTGGCTGTATTTCCTAACGCGTATAAAACTGTTTCATTTAATCCAAAAGAAGCTGAGGTCATTCCTGTAAATAACAGACCACCAGTACCAATAGTTAAACTTAATCCTCCCTGATAATAATTTGAAGAAACCGCTTTAAAGTAAGCTGTTAAACCAACCACTGGATTATTGCTAACTATGCTAAAAGCATTAGTACCAATTCCAGTAGCACCTTTAACGTCATATGGATTAGATGCTACCAAACCAGAAAAATCAGTTGGAGCATTACCAGAAAGACCAATTACTGATATTTTGGTCCCATCAGTTAAATGTACGGTTATTCCGTCTGTGTTTATTTTTGTTATAAATGCAACACTAATTCCTGTGGAACCTGTTACTCCATTATTACCACCTGTAGGCCCGAGTGCACCAGTTGGACCGGTTGGACCAGTAGCACCAATAAAGGCATTGGATATTGGCATATTGCCAATTGGAATGTTGCTGGATCCTAATCTACTCATATTGGGGGGCTCGGAATTGTTGGTGTTGCTTCATTATTTATTATTTGATTTATATTTACACGACGATCTTTATAAACTGGTGGTATACTCCATAATTTACTACTGGCAGGAATCAATCCATCACAACGCAACATACGAACTGGTCTCACCTTATACTGGTCTTGTCTGCTAGCTTTATATACACGGTAATTGTTTACGTCACCATTAACATCAATATTCATTGCAATTCCAACAGAACCTGGAGTTGGTGTAGTACTAATTCCTTCATTTTTTGTAAAATCAAAAGCACCTGTAGAAGTCCAGTAAATACCGTTTAAGGGTTCTCCATTTACAATTAAATTTTGATTGATATTATAACCAAATACATTTGTTGTGTTTGCTGCAATAAATGCCATTTCATCGTGGCTTGGTAAATACCATCCAGACATTATTGTATTATTTGCAGTTATTCCTTGAGTATCAGAAGTCAATCCGTCTGGCAATAATCTGGTTACTCTGAATGCGTTTGGAATACTGGTTACTGCATAAAATGCATTGTATGTGTAATTATACCCTGATAGGTTTACTTGTCGCCAATAAGCATTGTTTGCATTAACAGCTCGAATAGTATTGTAAAGACCCCAAGACGTTTTCCAATACCCAAACAGAGAAGGTGTGCTGTAATCAGGAAATGCTCTAGACGCACCCGCATTACCGTTATAAGTAGAAGCAGAACACGGAACAAATGTGTTAGCAAAAATACTGTAATTTTGTGCTTGTGTTGCACCAGTGAATCCGGTTGTCCAAAATCCTTCTTTATTATTTAATACTAGTGTATTATATGATGATGAATTTTGTGTACTATTAATTGTAATATCATTTCCACCTGGCATTGGACCCCAAGACGACCCGGTTGCTCCCCATGGAAATGTATTATAATCATACGTTTCATTTGAAGACTTTACATCTAAATTTGAATCAATATAAACATCTTCAGGATAGACTATTAGTACGTAAGATTCATTAATATTATTACAATCTTTAGTTATACCGTATGCTGTGTGATCAACATAAGCAGTATAAAATTCTGAATTATACACACTTTCCGGCATACAGCCCGTAACACCAGATGGAGAAAATAATGTTTTAGCTCCTAAAATAACACTCTGTCCGGGATTAAACGTACCAACAACAATTCCACCACCGTATTTTGATCCTTGACTAATTGGAACACCATCGACAAATCCCAAACAAGACACCGTATTTGGGCATTGAAATAAACCACACGGTTGTTCTGTGCCACCGTAAAATCCATTACTAGCAAAACATGTAGAAAATGTTGTTTGTGAGCATGCGCCATTTATACAACACGGACCTGTCCCACTAGCACAAACAGAACGACCCAGAGTATCAAAGCAAGAACTAGAATCGCCTTGATAAAATCCTTTAGAATTTACACAATCACTATAAGACAATTCTTGACAATTTCCTCGGCCATCACAACAAGCACCTAATCTGTCAAATATTTTATTACAATCTGTGGTTGCGGTAGTTGTATAATTTCCTGCAAATTTTACTGTTTCAGAAGCCAGTCTCTGTAAACAATCCGTACAAGTAAGTTGGTCGGAAATTGCTTCTCGTATTATAGTGGAACCGGAAGTTGTTTCTTGGCAACAACAACCTGGTTTATCACAAATAGAATCACTAGCGGATCCGCAAGTAGTTCCTACTCCATGAAAAAAACCACTACAATTAGACGCTATTGTTTGTTCACAAGTGCCATCAGATTTACAACAAGCACCAACAACAGTACCCAAATACGATTGTTGAGCCATGTTACCGGTAAGAGTAACAACACTGCAGTTTGGTTCAAATAATGTGGCACTGCAATTTGGGGACGTTGGTACAGCAGTAGCATACCATGCTCTACCAATACCAAAACAAGAAATTTTCATATCACAGCTGGTATTATCAACAGATAAACAAGGAGCTTGATTTTGTGGCCAAATAAAACCACCAAATCGAGTTTGTATATTTCTGGGATTTTTTGCACCAGAAATAAATAGGTCAAAAGCGTATACATTGCCATCCTCCGGTGGTGGAGATTTTATCTGTATATTTGCAGTATTACCAACAAAATCTGCAACAAATATTCTGGATCTGGCACCAAACATTAACGAGTCGTATTCGGCTGCAAACGGATCAATCGTACAAGTAATACCAGTAATACCACTATTTTCAATGTACTGAACGTATACAGCTCCGGTAGAACCGGTCCATCCAGCTCCTCTCACACGCTCAAATACGTTTGCGTTCACAAAACGAACACTTTGAACAGGAGGACCGGATACATTCAAATAGGTAATACCGGACGTATTTGGTATTCTTTCTAATTTACCAGAAGAATTAAATTTTAAAAGATTTCTATCTGTAATAGAACTAGGAGCAACAGTTGCTCCTTCAGGAATATTTTGTAAATTTATATCAATATAATTTACGTTATCTGTTACGGTTAAAACGGAATTTGAATTGTTTACAAATCGAATAGGACGTAACAGTATATTACTGCCACTAATACCGTAAGCCAAACTAATACCATTACCACTTGTTTGTACACCTAATGTATACGTGGCATCTCCAGTGGCACCGTATATTTGAGTAGCAGTACCGTAAGTTTCACCGTTAGAGAATGTGGTAATAAGATACCGATTCACCAGAGTGATACCAACAATACTTGGTCCTGTGTTTCCTGTTAAACCAATACCAGTGGCACCTGTTATACCGGTAGCACCTGCAGGCCCAGTAGGTCCGGTAACACTGTACTGCGATCCGAATAGATTAACTGAGCTGGAACTCAGAATGTTCATTTAATGTTTCTCCGGATTATCACGGTTATGGCCACAGTGATGGATTTACAATTTGTTTTACTTGATTCAAACGATTTTCAAGTAGTGTTATTTTTGCTTCCAGATCGGTTATAGAACCAACAGCCACATTTCCAGACACACTAAGAGATGCTATGCTGAGAGCGTCTGGTATGGTTACTCGGCTAGACTGTTGAGTTTTGATCCATGGAGTAAAGTTTAGGCTGTTTTGAACAGGAGGATTTGTGTCTGTTACAGGCGGCACTTCAAATTCAGAGATACTAGTGGAAGAAGCACTATATGGATTTCCATTTATTGTTAATGTTTGTGTTGTGTTTATTAAAGATTGTGTGCGTGTTTTAAGTATATCAATGTATGGAGAGGGGCTAGTTCCTGATCCGTAGACAGTACCTACAGTAACGCTATTTTGTGTTACTATTCCTCGTGGAGAACTACTAGTCACAGTACCACTAGAAACAATAACTCTTTCAATATATCCAGCTGTAGTCCAAGCAGTAACCCATACTTGATATAAATCTGGGTATGTAGACACACTAAAGTAATTATTGCTGGTTTGAAGTTGTGTCCATCCACCAGAATTAATAAAACTGGTGTAATTTACATAATCAGCCGGGAAGTACACCACAGAACCTATGGGTAGACCACCAACATTTTCGCTGATTGTGGCTTGATTTCCTGCTTTATAACCAACGTAATTAGTGACTACTGCATTGTAAATGCTGTGTGGGGCCACTTGCATGACTGGTTTAATAATTTTCTCACCAGAAGTGCTCATGTCTACAGTTCCGGTTAAACCACCAGAAACAGTATCACTCAAGAATAAAACGTCTACATTGCCTGCTCCACCACTGGTTATAGCACTTAATCTGGAACTGGGGTATTGAATAGATCCAGTTAAAACAACCGTGCAACCACTAGCGTTGACACTTTCAACCACACCTAATACTTCAGCTTTTGGTTCTGTGCTTGCTACTGATAGAGTGTACCCTGCGGTTGGTACGTCCCATCGGATAACGTCTCCTGCAGTAATTCCGGTTGTTGGTAACCCGTCTGTGGTTTTAATACTAATTGCCAGACGATTAGTGTCTTGAGTTAATATAGTGTACGGGGCAAATACTCGGGTGTTTTGATTTGATGTGGAGAAAGAGGTCATCCGTTATCCTTATACGTTAAGATTTAAGTCTGCGTCTGCAACATAGTGGAATGTTAGTGTGTCTAAGTGGGTAGCACCATTCAATATACTTAAAATCATGCCATTCTTTGAAGCAGAAATTGCTGATATGTTTGGATTTGGCCAAGCTGAAGTTGTTCGGCTGGTTGTGGTATCCCAAGGAAGATTTACTAATCCGTCTCCAGAATAACGCATATCTTTTCCAGTATTAACATTGTATGCGTCTCCTTGTTGACCGCTTGGAGAATACAAAGTTATTGTCGGAGTAGTTACAGTTTCTACTGGAAACGGTATTGTGTAAAATCTTTGTGAATTTAGATTACCAATTTGTAGTTTTTGTTCGTTGAAACGAGAACTGCCGGTGAAACCGTTGTTTTGATCCCAATCGTAAGTTCTCAGATAATACGGACTACATCTTTCCAGTTCTAGTTTAGGATCTTTATAAATTGCTTCGGTTACATCTCCACCAAGTTCTAGCTGAACTTGAGCTAAACTGACAGTGGCAGTGCTGGACGGGAACTCTAGTCCGACAGCTAACCAACCGGTTTCTGTTTCTGCTAAAGTAAATCCTGCAACAGCTGGAGTGAATGTGTATTGATATTCATTCCATAAAGTGTTCAGTGTGATGCCGGTTGGATAAGTTACATTTACACGAGATTCGGTTGCAGTTTTTACCGCAGCAGAATTGGCGTAAGTGTCTTTATATCGGTTATAAACAATATCTAAAGTGGAACCACTCACAGTAGACTTGGCCCAGAATGATAAGGTTGCTTGTTGTCCTTGAAGCAGTCTGGCTTCGCTTTGAACGTTTTCTAGTCTTGGTCTGTTTTGCGCAGCACTAATACCAGAGTATTGTGTGTTAAAATCCACATAATATAGTGGAGAACCTGGTACTGAAGTTTGATTTGAGTCAAAGGTTTGTCTACTGGTGTTTAATGTTAGACCAGAAATGCCGGTTAAACCGTTCTTCACCACAAACCATCTGTCAGCAAATGGTGTAGAGTAAGTGTTTAAATTGCCTGCAGTTAATGAAGTTGTTTGTCGTTGCCAGATAGAAAAGGCACCATTAGGAATTAAATTATCGTACTCTAAAGCAGCAGTACTTCCGCTAGTTGCAACCGCTCCAGCTCCAACGAATTGACTGCTACCAGATCCTGCTGCATCACGACCAGAAAGTATTATTTTTGCGTTTGAAGCATCAGTCTTAATAAAATCAACAAACTTGGCTTTATTGAGAGCAGCAGCACCTATACCTGTGATTAAACGACCACCAGAGTCTAATATTAACTGATCTGTTATTGTTGTTGCTGTAAAGAAATTTGTGTCTAAATCCGAGATAAGTGTATTGAAAGAACCACCAGGCAAAGTAACTTCTAAAATATATTTAACACCATCATTTACTAATATTTTACTGATCAATCCTAAGAAACTGTTTCCAGTCAACCAAGTTCTGTTAATCGATGAAGCCAAATTTAAAACATAGCACACATTGTAAGTAGAACCGTTTATTTTTCCGTAAGTTTTTGATGCAAATCTGGCACTATTGCTGTCATTTGTAGTATCGTCTGTAAAGTAAATTACAGGATCACCAGTTTTTACTGTTGCAGTAGGAGCGTCTGCTATGTCTATTTGAATTACAATTTTATTATCAAGTTCCGCAGTAATACCAGCACTTATACCTTCAATTTGAATACCACGATAAGGAAGTAAAGCACCAGCATTACCACAAATACCTAAAATCATAGGTTTAGAAACGTAACCGTAAGTTTGTGGTTCTACTATAGTAATACCACCAGCAACTACAGGATCTAAGAAGTACGCTTGGCCAGCAATCAAGGTACCGCCAGCAATTCCTAAAGCATTTCCCATTATTGATGAGAAATTATTACTGTTAATGTATCCGTTAACCGCAACAATATTCGAGGTTGCGTCTTCACCAACAACAATTCCCAGTACTTCAGCGTTTGTTCTAGAGTCTGCTTTTGCCAGAGTTACACCGCTTGATGTCACACGAACAACATTTCCTGCGGTTAGCCCAGACACTTTAGGAAGTACATTGATGGTTGTGCTGGAAACTGTTGGGCTGGAAGCAAAAGAAACTGTTCCGTTAAATTTTACATTACCAGCAAATGTGACACCGGTTGTTACATTATTACTATGAGCAATAGTAAATATGCCACTAGAACTACTAACAGTGATGCCGTCACCAGCAAGAATATTATAAACTGTTACACCATTTAATGTGCTAATAACTGTATTGGTTGTGTCGAACCAAGTTTTAAACGTATCAGTGTATAATAGATTGTTTATTGGCATGGGATTATGCTACCACTATGTTGTAATTATTTTTAAAGGCTACGACTACAGAACTTCCGGGTCTGCTTGCTGTTATGATTGGCAAAAAGGTTGCGTCTCCTCTACCAACTCTACCAAATACAAAAACTTGTGCTTGTAATCTTGCAGCCCCACACGGACCATTGATAACATTGATATTTGATGAGTCTTGCAAAGAGCGGTCTTCTGTTAATCCTGCAGTAGCGTTAGTGGTGCATTGAATAACTCTTTGTTTAATATATATTCCGTAATCACCGTCTAAACTAGAACTGGATGAATTGCTGTAATTGCTTAAAACTCGAACATCCGTATCATTATAAACCCACACTCCAAATCCACCATTAAAGTCATTTTGTTTTATTAAATACCAACCAGCTTTAAATGTAATATTCACTTCACCACCAGATGATGTAAAACTTACCAGTGCTGGATCTACTGGAGTGCAGCCGTTCCACGGAGTTACCAGCATATTAACACCACTTTGTTGTAAATAATTCATGTTATGCCAGTTGGCAAACATGGTTTGGGTTAAAGTTTGTTGAATATAAAAGTTTTCTTGTAATTCATTTAATTCAGAAGCTTGTAGAGGGAAACCAGGCTTAAATGCAACCGCAAAATAATTTTTTGCAGCATCCATTTGAGATTCTGATCTGCTTCTGAACGGATTTTGCTTTAGCGGTAAATCGCTGATGAATGGTTGTGGTATTGTCATTTTTATATGTCGTTTATATTTATACTAATATCAAATCTATAAGTACGCTTAGTACTAGGAAATACGTCAATCGGACTATCGCTTATATTTTGAGGGGAAACTATCTTTCCGCTGTCAGGAGCAATTTCTGGAGTTACCAGTTCTCTCACTTTATAAACGGTATTGGCAATGGTTACTTCATCATTAACAGCAACTATGTCTCGTTTATCTGCAACATCCACTCTGTATCCGGAACCTTCTAAGTTGGTTGATACCAGTCTGACTCTTCCGTTTGGCTTGGTATTTAAACTGGTGTAAAAAATATTATAGCTATTTAAAGCAGGTTTTGTAACAGAAGTACCTGTGGTTGCTTGATATTGTGATACGGAAAGAGATTCTTGAAATGATCCGGGATCGTATGCCATGTATTATTCCTTATTATGCTAGATTGAAAAATGGTCCAGTTATAGCAAATGCGTTTGTTTGCATTGGTCTGAAATTGCGGTCGCCTTCTGGATAAATTGCGGGAGCTTCGCTGCCGTAAAACTGAGGATTACTTAATACTGCAAATTTAGTTATTTGTTCAACATTAACATTGCTTGCGAGTTCGTCACTGGTTATTTGTGCCTTGATTCTATACCGTTTACCAGGAACTAGTTGAGTTGGATCATTATAAAAATTGCTTGGGAAGTGTACTAATTGAATATAATCATCAACAAACGTGTTATTTAAACTCCAGTCTGTTACTTCAGTATAGCCAGTACCAGACTCCAGCAACTCAACACCTGTAACCGGATAACGGCCAGTAGTTGGATCTAAACCACTAGTTAATACTCTAACTCTGGCACCTGTTCCGGTTTGATCTTTAATTGTTATTTCTGGATTTTCTGTGATTGTAGAAGTGTATCCTGGCAAAGTTAATCCACTTAAATCTATACGAGCAGCCATTATACCGGTTTCGTTTGTGAAATTGTTAAGAAGATATAAGGCGTACTCTCTGCTTGAGCCTGGAACCAGGGTATATTGTTCTTCTGTTAGCTCGTCTTGCAGTGTTTTTATTGTTTTTGTGGCTGGGCACAACGGATTTTCTAAAGGATGTGAACTGGTGATACCACCAGAAGTAACACCACTCAAGAAGATAACGTCTCGGTCTAAAGCGTCTGCCAGCTTCTGGCACTCGAAGCAGTCTGAAAAAATTACTTCGTTGGTTACATCACCTGCGTTATAAACTTCCGATGTTACTTCATCTACGCTATTTTCTTTAAAATACAGACAGCAACAACCGTAAGAAGTTAATCCGGTACCACAAAGAGATTCGTATTTGTCTGAAAAAGAACTAAACGCTTGTGATTTTCCTAAATTTGGAATAGGAAGATCAGTTTTTGACAAAAATTCTAGTTGAGTAATATCTGTTTTAAAATACGGAATCCAGCTGTATCCATCCTCATAAGTTTCAATTGTGGGAGTTGTATGTGAGGGAATAATGGTAGAAATTGCAGATTCTTCGTCTATTCGGTTATTTGGTTTGTTGTCTGTACAGATATAAACTATTCTATTGCTGGTGTTATACGCATAATAATTTGAAGTAATATCTGGACCCCATGCGGTATACACTTTTCCGTATTGCCATTCATTATTGTCTGCAATTAATGCTCTTTCGGTTGCACCAATTCTTCTGGCAACCAAAGAGTCTGCGGTTGGACTAAACGAATTAGGATCACTTTGGCCAGATAAACCACCTAAAACCAAATGTAATTCTGGAAATTGTATCTCTTTTAAAAAGTTTTGTGATAATTTTTCGTTCATATTATGAGCAGGTTAATCCTGTGTTTGGATAACTTTGTCCGTCCTTTGGTGTTAAGTACAAGAAATCACCAATATTTATCTCTCCAAATGACATGCCTGAATAATAGTTATCAGATATTTCTGCATCCCAACTGGGAAAAACGTATATTGGTTGGCCTGTAACGCCACCGTAGGCTCCAGAGCAACCAAATGTATACCCAATACTTGCAGTAGACCCTAGTTTATACAAAGCATAATTTGCCAAAAATGGCAATTCACTTTTTACGTTACTAGTAGCATCTGATACATTATTAAATATATCTTGTCTTACTTGGAAGAAATCTTTGGTACCAGCAGGATGTAATATTGGTTTTACTACATTCTCATAAGCTTCTAAAGACACACCAGAAACGTTAACCACATAAGAATGTTCTTGCCATAAATCATTATCGTAAAGAACAGAATAATTTAAATAACTGCCGGTTAATTGTGGATAAAAATCGTCAAGATTGGTAGAGTAATTCGTGGCAGAATCCAGATTGTCCGACATCCAATCATATCTACCTCCGTTTAATCGTAAAACGTATCGTTTAGGATATGATATGGATATTAAATCTGGATCTACACCAAAAAATTCATTAATTACGTATTTAAATCCGTCTTCAGTTCCCTTTTTAGAGTAAAGATTTACTTTAATATTATCAATAATATTTTTAACTTTTTCCGGGCTAACAATATTATTATTAATGGAATCAGCAGGTAAAGCGTTTAAATACGTATTAGATAAATGTTCAATTAATTCTTCTGGAATATTTTCTAAATCTATAAGATCTTCTAAACGAAAAAAGCTTAAAGTGTTTATATCTTTAGTATTACAAGTCAACCACTGATAATATTTTTCGGTTAATGATATTAAAACAGAATCACCATTAGAAGTTAATCTTAACCAATAAGGAAAAAGTTCTCGTATATTTAACGGGTAATTACAAGAAGTAGTTAAATCTACTGTTGGAGCGTAAAAAGAAACTACTGGTTGTGCTAATGATTTAAATTCAACTCTTGGCTCAATATCAAAAATAGAAAGGTCTCGGTTTGTACCATATTCTTTGTTTTGTTTATTTTTATTGAAGAATAATAGTATCATTTGTATTATGCTGGGATTATTGTTGTCGAAACACTAACTAAAAATTCATTTTTTATTGTTATAGAATTTGGATATTTAAGAACTGCATTAATACCAATTGTTTGTGTGCTGTCCAACACATCAGAATTTATAGAAACAGCACCTGTAGAATAATTGACGTATCCAAGATTACCGTAACTGTTAATTATTGCTTTGGTAAAAGGATTTTGTGCTAATAGAACACCTTCAGTACTATTTTTCTTACTGTCTACTAGACGTATTGTTGTTCCTTTGTAGGTAAAAGGATCTGTGGTTACCACTGTTCCTGCAGTTGTAGTGGAAGGAGTATTTAACTCATTTTTAAAGTATATTGCTTTATCAGAGCCAGATCCTTTGATTATTGATGATAAACTAGCAGCACTAGCGTCTACTCGTTTAATGTACGGATAAGCGTCTATTATTAAATTTTTTATATCAGTTAATATTACTGAATTATTAAAAATTAAAGTTGTATTATAATAATCTTCAACTAATTGTTGTATTCCAGATTGATCTGATCCTTTTAATCCGTCTACACTTAATATTATGTTTGCTGTTATTGTTTGTGGTTGTACGTACTCTGGAAGCACAGTAACAACCGATTTGTTCTTTAAAAAGGCTATACTTTTCTTGACAGAAGCAGTGTCGGCAGTTAATGTGGTATCAGCATAAGAAACAAATACTCTGCCAAATGCTGGAGGATCCGCTTCTTCGCCACCCCACACATTAACTTGTTCTGATTGTGTTATATTTGACGGTAAAATATTTGAAGAAAATAATAGACCGTAATAATCGTCTTTAGTTACAGCACGATCATTTGCGGCAAACATTTTGGGAGCAAAGAATTTTACTAGATCTAAATCTACTCCATCTGTGCCACCAGCAGATTTGCTTGTTGATGATACAGTTACTTTGCTATTCTTAATTGAAGTTATATTGTTGGCAACAGTTCCAGACGGAACCATATAAGAAACAGTAACCACATCATTTTCTGTAATTTTTTTACCAAAAGTTGATTGATAATCATTTAAAGTTTTTTTGCCAAATATTACATAAAATCCGGAAGAAGTTCTATCTAAGAAATAAACTTCACTGTCAGGTCCTGGATTAGCTTGAAATGCACTGTATTGAGCCCATGCAGTTCCATTAACTTTCACAGTCAATGTGTTTAAATCTATGTTTGTATTGCCTAAAAATCCTTTTTGATCTGCGATATCAACCACTATTTGTAAATTGTTAGCAACCGTCCTGCCTTCATACAACACAATATCAGCAGCTGTTCCTGAAGATAAACTATAATTTTGTATTGGATAGAATCTATAAGAAGCACCCGATGTGCTTAAAGCAGTGAAAAAATCAGTGTAAGCAGTTAAAGTGTCTGCTGCAGATACAGACTTAACTGTCATTTCTGTTTTAGAAGCAGATTTACCGGTAACAAGATAGCCTAGAGGTTTTACTAATGAAACTATATTATTTTCTATCTGAGCAGTATCTAAGAAAGTTTCATTACCAATCATATTACTGTAGAACGAGTAGTATAAAGTATTGTAAGACAAAATATCTAACAATACGTTAATACCAGCTCCATCAAAGTCGTATCCTTCAAAGGTAAGAGTACCATCAGCGTTCTTTAAACCACTTAAATAAGTCTTTAAAGACGTTTTAATACTGTCAAAGTCTAAAGATGAGATGTTTATTTTAGGATTAGCCATTACTTGTCGTTACCTACTGTTAGAGTAATACTTTTTGTTATTGATTGATCATAGACGGGAGAATATGTTATTTCTATATTCCAATAACCCAAATTAGAATCTGTAATATTTAGGCTTTGAACAAGAGCTCTAGGTTCATGTACTCCTATAGCAGCCGTCAGCTCTTTTTCTTTTAGTCTTGTACGCAGAGGAGATAACTGATTAAAAACTAAATCGTAAGCATTTCCACCAAAAGTAAAATCAAAGAATCGTTCTCCTTTGGTTGTTAATATTATATTTTTAATAGATTGGCCTATTGCAGCAATATCCAATTTATAATTAATATCGTTGGTTATTTCATTTTTAGTTAGATATAGGTCTATGTCTGTGTATTTTGCCATTTTATTCTACTCCATCTCGCATAAGATAGAGATACATGGAATGTTTCTGTGCTGTTAAGATTCTTTGTATTTTGTAAATCATCCAACGACCACCAAAATTAAAGTAATCTACATTTACTATTCTTCCTGGTCTGGCTTCAAAATTACCGTGAACAAGAATTTTAATTCTTTGAGTGTTCATTAATGCGGTTTGTGCTTTTCTAAGAAGTGGTGTTTTTGGTGGAGTGTTCCAGAATGTAGCCGCAGTTTTTGAATATTCTTTATAGTATTGAAAATATGGACCAATTAAACTACCGTTTCCACAATTTACTGTATTATCTAAAACTTCACTAGAATCTGGTGGGAATGGCGATTCACCAAACAATTTTCGTTTGTCATAATTGTAATAGTATTTTTTATCTGATGTAGCAACCAACTGTTCAGTATTACCGGCATCACCACCACTGTCAGTATCAATTTTAACTTCAATATAAGATCTCCAAGCCGCATCAACATCACCAACATCAGTAAATTTTTGTTCAGTAGGACTATCACAATTTGTACAATTATAGTCCGCATGAGGATTACCGTAATCTATTCCAATCCAATCACTGTTTAATTTTTGTTTAATTAATAAACATTCGCTTGTTCCATTTTTTAATTCGGCTAGATAAGTATCGGTTGGTTCTGCACCAGAAGGTTGTAATTCTGCAACTTTATCCGGACATGTGCAGTACGGTTGATCTTTTGGGCAGTTTATATTAGAAACTGGCCCATATGGACTCATACAAGCATATTCATTATTTGTATAAAAAGAATTTATTCCTTTCTTATACGGAGGATACGAGTATTCATCGCTTGTTGTGTTGTATGGAAATTGAGACATTTTTATTATATATTTAATGTTTAACAATCGGCGCACAAACCGTCATGGCCATTTTCTACATCAAACAAGTATAGATTATCTACCGGAATTGCTTGTTTTTCTGTTACTAAATTATTTTTTGGTAAAGTAATTCCTTTTATTCCTGTTAGTGTTTCTTTTGGTATCCTATACATCTGTACTATTCGGCCACCAAAATAAAAATCATCAGTAAAGGGTTGGGTTCCATCGTCGTCAAATGCAGGTGGACAATCACCAGTTAGAACTCTAAATTTACCTACTGGCATCATTGCAAAATTATTTGGATAGGATGATAACGAAGTTTTATCACCTGTTATTCCTAGTCCATCACTAATGCCCGGATTCATCATTAATGTCCAAGGACCGGCATTACCACCATATAATTCAAAATCATCGGGAATTCTAGAGTTTAAAATTTCATTTAAATTATAAGCTCTGGTGTCTGGAAATTCTTCTAGGTTTGGTTCTGGTGGTGCCATTCCTTGTGCGGCACCTTGGGGTCTGATGAAAACAAACGGAAAACTTTTATCTTCAAACTCTATTATTTGATAAAATGGATCGGATAATATGCTTGCAGCTTGATCTCTAGGCCAAAATTCTATTTCGGTCCATGTATATTTGAACACACCACTGGAATCCTTTTCTATATCTTCAGTTGATTCTACTGTTTCTTGTGCTGCTTCATCTATTGTATCAACTGTAATTGTTCCGCCATTACTTCCATAAATTTTTTCTGCACCAGTTAATACGGCAAAGAATGTCTCAGGAACTGGTCTCACACAACAAACACTATTTTTATAAACTTCCCATTTTTTCTTTAATCTTTTTTCTTCTGCATATAATTGACGAGACTCAACTAAAGGCCATTTAATCTCTTTATAAATTTTTCTTAACCAAGTACCAGGCAATTCACAAAAATCAAACTGAGCTCTCCAATATTTAACTTCCATTCTTTCTTCTTCTACAGTAAAAGAAGGATCGTCTGAATATGAATTATATCCATTATAATAATTCCACCAAGGAGGATCTTTTCTATTATATGCTTCAGAATAATAACCATAATTGGTATCAGTGATACGATAAGTACTACTTAAATATCCTGGATAGTCTTTGACTGGATTTTTTGATATTTTTTTCCACTCTTGACCATCTTCTTTATATTCATATTTAAACAAAAAATTACTCAATTCTCCGTTGGTATCAATAAAATTACTGTAAATATCCCCCCAATTTGGTTTTGTTCGTAAATATTCACTAAAAATTGCACCACTGGCCAAAAGATTTGGTGGAACAACAGCATTAATAACTTCAAAAGAAACTATAGCGTTGGCTGCGTTTTCATCTAATACTGGGCTAAAAGATAAATGAGGATATTTGTTTTCTTCGTATTCTTCAATTAAACTTTCAATGCATCTAAAATTCCAATTATACAAATCTTCCCAAAAGAAGAAATTAACTGCTTTTGGGTTTTTAGCATAACAAGCGTACTCGCAGACATAATTCATTATTTGAGAAAATTTAGAAATATTAGCAGATTTAGAAAACGGATAAAAAAACGGATCGTGTTTATACCAAATAGCATTGAATGTTGGATCTGCTTTTAATTCTTTAAAATATCCTGATTCGGTATCTGGCTGTGCTTTTGCCATTATATCCTGCACAAATCCATCCATTATTTCATCGGATGGTGGTAAATCAACACCTTCAACAAATTCTTCTTTATCTTGCCCAGTTTGTGATATTTTACCAATAAAGTCTTGCACGTATGCAGTGTTGAAATTTTGATATAAAAATACTTTGGAAGCAAAGCGAACAATAATTTTAACTGGCCTTCCTTCTGGTCCTGTTAAACGCTTTGAAGCTAGATCTGTAAGTACTTGGATATCCACAATATCAAATTCAAAAGTTTCTGTTTCATTTGCTGAAATATTGTGTGAAATTCTTACAACATTATTAAAACTTAATTGATTAGCGTAAGAAAGATTAGGACTAGGATCCACAAACTCTATAGAACCAAAAATAGACTCAGCAAACATGTCTTCATCTATTGTAATTTGTTGAAATAATACCTGTTCATTATCAAACGTTGCATTTCTTGGAAATATCTCTAAATCACCAATCGTGACTTTTAAACCAATAATGTTAGGAAATGGTATGTTCGGTTCGCTCATAATTCACTTATTTTAATTTTATTATCTGTATTATTTTTTAATAAATTTGCCACTGCAGTTTGTAAGTTATTAACGCCGGTTTGGCTTAATTGCTTAATCTGTGTTTTATTGTAAAGATCAATATCTAAAAGTTCTTTTCTTAAAGTTATAAATTCATCGTTATCGTTTCCTTGTTGATAACCTGTAATATACGTATTTTGCCAGTTATTATCGGAACCAATATTTAATATTTGACCAGCTTGTTGTATGTATTTTGTTGAATCCAAATACTTTTGAATGCCAAGTAATTGATTTTGAATTGTTCTTATTTGAACGTATTTGTTTTGATCCGAATCGTATCTCCAAACAGAAACTATAGTGCCTGAAGGATCATCAAATGATACTGGAAGTGTGTCTGGGAATTGATAAGTTTTTACAAATATTCTTTTGTATTCACTATCAACAGTTTCAACCACTCCCAAATATTTTTTATTTGTGTCTGTTCCTCTTAGTATAATATGGTCATAACCAGAATCTATTTGAGAAAAAGAACCACTAAGACCTAATGGAATGACTTTTTCTAGGATTTGACCAGCACATTCAGCATCGCCGTATTTTAATATATTACCCCAAACAACTAGTTGTTTGTTGGTATTAATAGCAGCAGAATGGTATCGTCCTGCTGAAACTGCAGTGTATGTTCCTGTAGGAATGTTTAACTGGCCGTCTGCAGCTGCTCCCCAAGCGTATGCAGTACCATTAGAATGCACAGCAAGGGCGTGATTATAAGTGGCAGACACCATGGTGATACCAGTAACGCCTGCTGGAACAACTAGTTGTTGATACGTATTTAAACCCCAAGCAGTAAGACCGTAGTTTGCGCCTAAAATACCAACACAGAATCCAGCACCACAATCAGCATCGTAAAAAGTTACTCCTGCTGGCGCAGATGTACCAAAATCTACAAGAGTTCCGTTTTCTTTTATTCCTACACCACCAGATAAATCACTGGTCCATGCGGTTTTAACTATTCCGGTTGCACCAGAAGCAGGCACTGTGAAATCATCACACTCATCACCAAAACAATACATGGAACCGTCTCTGATGGCAACAATTCTGTCACCGGATGCGTCAATATAAGAGTAATTTCCTGTTTTAGATTTGTATAGTTCTCCAAACTTATTAAAAGAACCAGTGTACTCATCAGTAGATGGTAGATATATTCCAGCCAATCCTATATCTTTACCCCAAGCATAAATGTAACCTCTAGAGTCTAAGCAAGAACTAAAATAATTACCATTGGATATTTGAGTAATATTTGGTTGTTGATTAAATGTGTCTGGGATTATGGATTGACCGTATTGTGGAGAACCGCACGAAGACTCGGATGTCACACCTCCAGCACCATAACACTTAATACTAAACGGACCAGTGCCTGTTTCGTAGATTAATATGTCGCCAGCCGAAATATTGTCAAGGTTAGTTCCAGTATATCCCTTTAAAAAATCACCAGTAAACCCAGTGGAACCAGCTGCTGGGATAAAATCAGAGATGTTAGCAAACTGATACACCCAACTATCATATTCCAATTCTATTTGAGAATTGTAACTTTCTTGTGTTTGCGCCCAGTCACGTAACGGATTTCTTACACCGTTAACTAAAAATAAAGACCAGTAGTACTGAGGATCATTATATAAACGATAAGAAATCTGATCAGCACGTTCGCCTGGTTGTGCCTGAGTTGTAAGAATTGCTCCCGGACGGTCAAACACCAAATTTATAGACTTAAAAATATTCGTAACTTCGTAAGTTCCGCCTTCGAATCCATACTGTATTTTAGGAAAGAATTGAAACATTATCTCCACTCTCCTCGTGGTGGTTCTGCTCTTCCACTACCAGATATAAAGCGTTCTGCTCTATTGACTAATGATAGTGTTCCACTAGAAGTATTTGTACCTGTTTGCATTGCAGGTTCTAGTTCTACAAATAATAGTTTTATATTTAATGCTATAGGTCTGTAATTTGGTGTGGTAAAGGGTGTATTTAAAATTGGTGATCTGTTTATATCTACCTGTTTTAATACAGACGGCAGTGGTTGTCCGTCCCAGTAGTCTGGAACAAAACCTTGTTTAGTAGAAGTTGCCTCAAAATACCAAAGATATGGATGTTTCATGGTTAAAAGTGATGCAGTATTTGCTATAGGAAAGCAGTTATTTTGAAATAATAGGGCTATAGTATTTGCTATTTTTGCTTGTGCTTCGTTTTTTGCTACCATATTTATTTCAAAACTGTGAGTTCGCCTAGCACCTGGCTCTAAAATAGTTTCAAAGTGATCAAAGCGAATTACCGAACCGCCACTAAAAAAACTGCTAGCAAGTTCTTTTGTTGCTGTTATTTGTTGTCCTAGCGTTCCTAATAGATTGCCAGTTTCTACAGACTGAACGTTTAAGCTACCACCAGCAGTATACGTTTGACTATTACTCGTATTCATTTGTCTTGGATATGGAATACTAATAGCACCAGCCGGATTAGTTGTTATATAATTTCTTGTTCTATTTTTATTAAAAGTACTCCACGCAGATACATAAAACGTCATCCAGACAGGAATCTCGTTTTCGTACTCGTCTCCTGGTGGTGGAAATTGGTAATAATTGCTGGTATTTGGATTTACTGGTTGTGCCATTTGTGTTATAAATATATATTGGAATTTACATGGCGTATAAAACTAAATATGAACCAAAAAATCCACAAAAGTATGTTGGTAACTACGCCAACATAGTGTGTCGTTCTAATTGGGAACGTAAATTCTGCAAGTATTTGGATGAAAATAATAATGTTGTTAGATGGTCCAGCGAAGAAATAAAAATTCCATATCTGTCTACAATAGACAGACAGATACACCAGTATTACCCAGATTTTGTGTTTGAAGCATTAAAAGGTGAACAAGTTGAAACTTTCATGGTAGAAATAAAACCTAAAAAGCAAACAATACAACCAGCTCCTAGAAAAAATAAAAGAGCGTATCTAAACGAATGCATCACATACGAAACCAACACATGTAAATGGAAAGCAGCAAACGCGTACTGTAAAGATAAAGGGTGGACTTTTAAAATATTAACAGAAGAAAACCTATTTAAAGGCTAAAATGGCATATCCAGACAACAACGACGTAAATTCACTGATTGGTTTTTTTCAGGGAGTATCCGGATTTCAACGATCAAACAGATTTAAGGTGGTTATTAATGTTCCAACCCAAATAACCACACAATATTCTGGCCAGTTTCCTATAGTAAACAAACAAATATCTTTATTTGCAACAACAGTGCAAATTCCACAACAAGTAATCACGTACTTTCCTGATACCATGTCTCCTTCTGGTGCTGAGATTGATATTCCTTTAAAAAGAGGATTTGATGAAAGATTTATAATAGACTTTATAGTAGATTCTAAATGGCAAGCCAGAAGATTTTTTGAAGCTTGGATGAATATCATGTTTATTAACAGCAGTGATACTCCTAAATTTAAAAATTCAATTATAGTAAATTATCAAAATAATATTAGCAGTACTGTTGATATTTACGCCCTAGACCAAAACGGAAACACTAATAGACAAATAACATTGTACCAAGCGTGGCCAAGCACACTACTTCCAACTCAAATGATGAATGATGCTCCTAACGATTATTTAACTTTAAGTGTGGATATGAACTATAGATACTATAGAGCGTTTGACGCAAAAGGTGCGTTTGAAACTTAATTATGGCTATTAAAGATCTTTTATTATCGTCTCTACCGCAGTACTGCGAAACATTAGCTTCCGGAAAAGAAGTGTGTTTTAGACCAATGATTGTTTCTGAGGAAAAGGCCATGTTGTTGGCAAAACACTCTGAAAACAAACAAACCATACTAAAAACATTAACTAATATAATTTCCACCTGTTTTAATGGTTCTAAAGACTGGTCTATTGCAGATTTTGAACACATGTTTCTATTGCTTCGAGCAAAATCTATAGGCGAGGTAGAAGGATTTACAATCAAATGCCCAGTGACTGCAGAAGACGTTAATATTAAAATAAATTTGTTAAAAGACGTTAAATTAACAAAATCAAAAGCTAATAATAAAGTTAAATTAAATGAAAATTTAGTTGTTGTATTTAAAGAACCAACAATAAAAACACTGGCAAAATATCCAGACTACAAAGAAACAACAGAACAATTATACGGATTTATGGGTTCTTGTATCAAACAAATACAAAATCAAAAAGAAATTATTGATTGTTCTGAACTGTCAGAAAAAGAAATAACAGAATTTATTGAAAATTTGACCTCAATACAATTTAAAAGCATAACTGATTATTTTGATTCTTTACCTCAAGTAGAAATTATTTCAAAATACGAAACTTCAGATGGGGTAAAACGAGAAATAAAAATTAAAGGTCTGTTTGATTACATTAATTTTTTTTTTAGTCACCTGAATCTTCAATTGTTTTATACTCAAAACTTTCAAATGAAGTATCAGCATAATTACAGTTTAGAAGAAATAGAAAACATGATTCCATTTGAACGAGCTGTTTATGTGGAACAAGTAAGAGCACATTTAAATAAAGAAAAACAAAGATTATCCCAGAATATAGGAGCCCCATCAAATGGATGATATTAAAAAATTAAATAGTTCTTTTTTTTCTGGTTCTTCAATACAACCAGAAATTACCTCCAGAATAGCGTCTCAAGAGAAAAGTAAACGCGCAATGGAAGATACGCAATCAGAAGAATCAAATGTAGATATAAACCAACAACCAACACAATATAAAACCACTCCGGTGCAAATATCCACCCAACAACCAACACCATACAAAACTGCTCCTATGCGAATAGCGTCTCAAGAGAACACTAAACGAGCAGTACAGTACACAGAATCAAACCAACCTCAACAAATATCATTCTCTGATGCTGTTGGTCAAGCAAAAGCTGCAATAGCCAATTTAAATCCAAACGCAATAAAAGGCATGAATCAAGCAGACGCCATAAAGTATACTAAAAATAGCATAGCAGATTTAGAAACAAAAATGGCGCAAGTTGCTAATTTAAGTTCAATGGCAGACAGTTCAAAAGTACAAAATAATCCAAATCAAGCACCCATTGTTGCTCCCAATACTCAAGTTTCCAATAATGTCAGTAATGTGACAAATATTACATCAGACTATTTAAGAAATATTACAGCAAGTTATAGAACTACTCCTCAATGGAGAGATCTACAAGGATAAAAGAAAAGGCCCCTTTCGGGGCCTTTTTTATTCGTCTCCTAGAGACTTCAGGTAACTTTCAACATCCACATCCTCATCCACTTCCGTCTTGGGAGTGGGCTTTCGTGAAGGCCGAGCAGGTGCTTCATTCTCAATAGTGTCCTCTTCGGTGGCTTCACCACGAACATCGCCTCCTAGGGCATCTACGAGCTTTACCTTGAGTTCTGCGTAACTCTTGAACTCCTTGGGATTCACAAACTCCTTGAGGGCGTATTGCTTCTTCCATAGAGCCTCAAGCTTGGCGTCATCACCGTCAAGCAGTTCTGAAGCCGCACTGAACTCAGACTTATCGTAGTTGACATAACCTTCAACCTTACGAATCTTTAGCTTGAAGTTGGCACCCTTCCAGAAGTCAAACGGATTTACTGCATTCTCGTCTTCAAACTCTGGGTTCATTTGTTCTTGAATCTTTTCAAAAATCTTCTTGCCATACTTAAACAGGAACACCTTACCCTTGTTTTGAGGAGCAGCAGGATCTTCCACAACAAGAATATTAGACACGTAATTAAGCTTACGCTTACGATCACGAGCAATACGCTTATCGCTTTCAGTACCACTATTCCATAGCTCACTGTTTGCTTCACACACTGGGCACTTTTCGCCAAGGGTAGTGGGGCAGTTGTGAATAAACCATCCACTCTTTCCCTTAAACGCGTGAGAGTACAGCTTAACCCATGGAATGTCTTCGCTTTCCACTGCAGGAAGGAATCGAATAACTGCATATCCATTACTAGCAGAGTCCAAAGTTGGTCGCCAAAATCGATCATCCTTGTAATCGTTGTTCTTGTTACTCTTCTCAAGCTCCTCTTGCAGCTTGCTGGCCATAGTCGTTGAATTTTTCTTTAGATCTTTAAATCCCATAATAGTTCTCCATTGTTTTTAAACATACACCATAACAACCAAATGTCAAATAATTAAACAGGTAATTTTGAAGTTTTGGGTAAAAAGTTTAAATCTTGACCTTCTTGCTCTATTTTTTCTATAATAGGCTTGGAGAGTATCTTAGCAATACTCTCTACAGGTATATCTTTTGCTTCGCAAATATTCACGACAGCATTCAGATAATTTGTTTTCCACTTTTCTACGTATTTTTCGACTTCTCTGCAGAAGTCGTTTTGTGTTTCATTGTCAAAAAATAAGACCATAATATACCTATATATAGAAGATTTCTTAAACTTTTTCCACAACCTCGGAGAAATAAATGCCAGATATAGATCCTAACTTAATCGTAGATGTAACAGGTAATACCGCTTCTGTAGCAACAGACTATACAACCAGCGGAATTACTAACTCTCATGTTCAACTAGTAAAATTGGTTTACGGTGCATCCACAAGCGGCACCCGAGTAACCACTACTACTCCACTTCCAGTGGATATTAGACTGGCAACCGTTACCGTAGGAGTTACCGGTAGCGTTTCTGGTTTAGGAAATTTTCGCATTTTAAACGGTCTATCCGGATCAACTTTAACAGTTCCTCTGGTTGTGAGTGGTACAACTGCCACCGGATACACTCCAGTTCAAATTAACGGTTACGTTCAAGGCATAACTTCCGGTGTGCCATTAGCTGTAACCGGATCTGTATACGTTATTGATGGTGCTCGCGTACAAGGCATAACCACAGGAACCGCAATCAACGTAACCGGTGGTCGTTATCTGTCTTCTTCCAACGACAGTGTAACAGTGTCCGGTACCGTTGGAGTCACTGGTGGTCGTTACCTGTTACAATCAGCCGATTCTGTCAGAATTTTTGGTGGTAATGGTGGCGAAACCATGATTCCGGTAACTTTACGTTCTGGTTCAGGAGCCTCGATTGGTTCGTCTGGTGGAGCACTGAACGTGAACATTGTTGGTTCAGGATTCACTGCCAGCGTATCCGTTGCGGCAATAGTTGGTATCAGCCAAGCAGATCAATCAGTTCCTCTATTCGTGGCAGGAGCCACTGCAGGCCCAGCAGTTCGTGTTAAGGGTACCTTGGGCGCAAACAGCGCAGTGGAAGTTGGTTGGAGTACCGCACAAAATGTGGCAGTAACTTCCAGCGTGGAAAGTAATGCTCAACTAATAACTGCTGTTCAAACTCTACAAAACAATTACGTTTCACCAATCGTAACCAATACCGATAATATCGTAAACATCTACAATAAACTAAACGGTTCTGGTGTTAACGCACAAATTACTGGATTTACCAGACCAGGTTCTGTTTATACTGGAAATACCATAATTGGTGTTAGTGGTGGTTCGTTAGGATCACAACAATTAAAGACTGGTATAACACTGAAGGCGGTTGGTGGAGACATCAGAGTGAAAGGTGCCAGTTCTTCTGGAGTTTACCTGTTAAGTTCTGGAGAAATTTTGTTTGTTGAAACCAACAATCTAAGTAATCTCACATTCACCACTTCATCTGGATCTGCAACTCTATATTACATAGCAACCTAATATGTCTATCAGGAATATTAAGTCATCTAGTAATGTAGGAGCACTCACTATAAATGGTGTTCCGTATACATTAGCCAGATCAGACGTTTTTTATTACCTGAAATTCATAAACTACAGCAAAGAATTATTTAAAGCTGCTTCCAATTTAACAGCTAAACCTACTGTTATTTTTTATACCGAAAATGCTACCAATAAAGTAATATTAGATTACTCTTTGGCAAATACTACAGATAAAACGTATCTGTCTGGTTTTTTTGCGAACCTGACTCAAACTAGTACTTTTAATTTAACTAATGCAGGTTATCTGGATAAATCAGAATTAGAAGCAAATATTGGTTGTACTTTAACTTTCAGTGAATACAAAGAAAATAAAGTGTTTGCCACAGTAACTGCGGTAACCGATTTAAACACAGCTTTAGACGTATACTTTGCAGACTACTTTACTGACTCTCCACAATTATCAAAAGCGGGAAGTCTTGGAACCAATCCAACCACTTTAGATTACGCTCTAGTTTCTGTTAATCCCAGTACCAGCAGACCATTATCATCATTAGGACTCATTGCAGGCGATGTGATTGAAGTAGTTAATTCTGATTCTGTAAACAATCAATTTAAATTTGAAATATCAGAAACCACCACAATCAATCAACAAGAAGTTTTACGTTTAAAACCAATCTTTAACGACCAAGTTCCCACGATTGAATCTCTATTAGGTACCAGCTCGTTGGTTAATCTTTACGTAAAAGGAACAAGTACTCAAACACCAGTATTATCCGGAGATCTTGGATGTTGTTACAACGGCACCACAAAATTAGAAGACAATACCAGTTATCAGTGCAGTGTAAGAGGAAGTGATTATTCTTTTTTTGCGGGCTTATGTGCTAATTTAACGATAAACACTACACCAATAGTAATTCCAAGTTCTTCTAGTAATATTATCAGTGAAGGAATTGTGCCGGATATTACGTTTGCTAGTTATATTGATTATACAACAACTACCCCAACTGTTAAATTTATTCCGTCTAAAAACAATTTAAATGTAATTCAAAATAACATGATTACATTTTATCCAAACACAACATACGTATTTTCTCAATTAGACGGTTCTAATTTAAATTCAATAATAAGATTCTCGACCAATAATGATACGTTTACTTCGTATTGCAATGGAATTTATGGAACACAAAAAGCCACTGGGATTGGTAGTTTTTCTTATATCAGATACTCTTCCACCATTCCTGAATTGTATATTTTTCTTGAAAAAAGAAAAACAGTAAATGGTGAACTAATTTTAGAGTATGTCAATACAAATTATACTTTAAAAATATCATAATTTTTAATTATATAATTGATCTATAACTGATTGAACAAAATCAACTGAAGTTATAGCAGAACAATCTTTCAAGGTAAGGCCATCTGGAAATTGTTGTTTTATTTGTTTCCAACAGTCTGGAGTTGATGATTCTGGTAATTTATCATAATAACTAGAAGATTTGTGTATGGTATTTGGATAACATGGAATTGGTAATTTTTGTGAAATATCATAAGAATATGTGCTTCTGCACGGATAATCCGGGTTTGGTAATGTTTTCCAAACAAAAGTATAGCTGCAAGGAGAATCCGTTTTAACAGTTAATTCGCCTGGTGTTACTCCTGTGGTTTTATCCCAGAAAAAATATTCGTATGGTTTTGTTACAAACCCTAAATTGCATTTAGGATTATCACAATACACGTTGTAGTTATCTACAGTTAAACCTTTTTCTGGTGACCAGTAAGAAGTTAATCCTCTACGATCTTCTTTCCATTGTTCAAAATAATTTAATATGTATTTTTGAAAATTTGGTAAAGAAACACCTTTAACATCATCAAAATACCGAGCGTCTCGATCAATCATTATATAAGGATTAATTGTATAAGTTGTTTCTTCTTTTCTTTGATTGACCACAACGTATCTGCCACTAGGTGGTGTGGTGCAACAACAATCAAAAGTTTGTGGATCATATTTATTACCATATCGGAATCGATAAAATTGTTGATTCGGCCCCCATGAACTACTTTGTGGGCAAGGACTGATACATGAATTATAATTTTCTGGAGGTGTTTTGCAGTCGTAAGTAATATATCCTTGATCCACCCAAGTAGGAATTTGAATATCAATAGGATCTTCGCATCTATCTATTATGAATGCCTGTTCACTAGTTTGAAGAGTGTAAATCTCGTACCATTCACAGCTACCTCCACCAATGAATATATCTCTTCTAAAACTTTTTCGTCCTCCTCCTGCCGTGCCAGGAACATAATCAGCCAAATTATATTCTTCGGTCATTGGTGCATATCTACCAACTGTAGGCACATACCCCGATTCGTATGTAACGCAATCAGTTATATCGGGACATCCAGAAAAATCATAAACTTCTAATACTTCATACCATGTTGTTACAACAATTCTAATTTGTGTTCTGTCAGCACATCGAGTTCCGTCTGGATCACAAGAAGAATTTTCACATGGAGTTTCAAATATCTTTTCACAAGAATTTTCATTCCAATTTATTCCCTTTCCTGTTCCTGCTTGTGGATTACACCTATAATTTGGTATTCCTCCAGTATTATATGAATTGCATATTTTATGAATAGGACCGTTAATATCGTCTATTAAAACTTGGTTTGGAAAACCATCCCATTTAGGATCTGTTGCATCTAAATCTGAGCACGGACACGGTTGGTCTTGATCTGATCTTGGTGTTATTTGTTGAATAGTGTATTGTTGAACAAATTTTGTGTCTCCTAATGACAAATAACTGGAACCATTTTCGTCTTGACAACGATACACATCCACTTTATAAACCAAAATATTTTCTGGTAATGATTGATAAAATGCATTGGATTGAATTTTATTATTAATTTTAAATGGAGGAATGGTGTAACATGCTTGAGTTTTAGTTCCTCCTAATCTGAGATCTGGAAGAGTTATTCCTTTACACCAGCGACTCGAACCCTGTTGAGAGCATTGTGGAATAAATGTTCCTGGTGCTATAGTTGATTCAGTTTCTTGATCTACAATACCAGGAACTATGGAATAAAATATATGATTATCATTTTTTAAAGCTGAAGAGTAAAGATCAGAATAATCAACCGCTATATTAAAAATATGTTTATCGTCTAAATTAATTCCAGTTTCTTGGCCTCCGATTGTGATACCAGCAAACACATTAACTTGAGTTATTCCGTAAGTAGTTTCAGCATCAAAAAGATCACATATTGTTCCGTTATCGGTTATGTAACTTACTTCACCTGGACGTAATGAATTTAATGAAAGAGCTCTATAAATTCCACTTCTTTCCTCGTATCTTGTATTGAAGCATGTTTCAATATTGGTGTATAATGGTTTTGGTAGATCGCCACCAAAATATTTGTAAAATAATTTACCATTTTCAATATCAGATGTTTTTATGAGAGTAATCCCTCTGTATTGAGTTGGCAATAATAAATTTCCTGTTATAACATACTTAAAATCTTTTTCTTGCATGTTATAACTTCCACCCCAATTAATAGCGATTCCATCTATTTGTGTTATAAATTTTGCATCAGACCATATTTGATGATCTAAAGAAATACCTATATTCTCGGTTAAAGTGATGCCTTCAATACTGTAAAGTGGTTTTCCTTCAACATCTTTTAAAATAGGTCCACAGGTTGTTCCACTTATTCCAGTATAACCTAAAAAGGATCTGGTCCAAAACTTAACACCAGGAGTACTAAAAACCGGATCTAAACCTAACAGTTTGGTTTGAAGAAACAGGTAAGCACATTCTTGTTTAACACAACAGCAACTAATCCGGTTATTACTCATATAGTATATAATGCACCCGGGTGGGGATGCAAAGTATCTATAGAAATTCCATTTTCAATAAATACTGGTAGAAGGAAGGTGATTTCTAATGCAAATAATCAATTGGCTAAAAGCTCAATTAAACACCGTTCTAGTTAAATTAAATCTAAAACCACAACCCAAGAAGTGTCCAAAGAAGCAGTGCTGTAAAAAGTAAAGAGTATTCAATAATGGAATAACGGGCTCCTACCTGTGACGGTAAGAGCCCTTATTCTTTTTACACTATTACCTTTTTACAGTAGTCGTACATGGCAATGCCACTTGCTGTGCCTACATTCAGGCTACGCACAGAACCGTACTGGGTGATGTATACGGTGTCCTGAGCCATCTGGAGCAGCTCTGGAGGCACTCCAACCTGTTCTTGGCCCAGAATGATTACCGCATGCTTATTGGTGGGCCACTGGTAAGATTCCAGACTAATGGAATTTTCCACATTATCCATGGCAACCAGATGCAGTGGTCCTACTTCTTCCGCCAGCGTGTCAAGTCCTTGCACCAACCGATCCAACGTTCCACAATGTACAGAACGAACATAGTGGTGAGTACCAACAGTACCACGGCGATCATACTGCTTAGGCCCATAGATAAAAACTCGTTTAGCCAAGAAAGCATTAGCGTTCCGGATGCAAGTAGCAATATTAAAGTCATTGTATAGGTTACTGCAAATAATAGAGAAGTTGTTTGCTCGTGAGTCAAGATCCGCAAGAATTGCTTCATGATTCCAGTAATGGTAGTGGTCAATGATGTTTCGAGATTCACTCGCCATCCCAGTTCTTGAAGAATTGATTGAAGTCAGGTCCGTCATTGTTTCGCTTTCGCTTCTTGTTCTTGTTTCCCAGATAAAAGTTCTTGTCGTAATACTTAAAGTCAGTAAATCCAGACCAACCTGTATTGTGTAGTCCCTTGGTTTCCAACTTGATGCCGTGCTTAACAAACCAAGATCCTAGATTGTATCGTAACTGTTTTACTGAGCCAGGATAACATTCCTTGGATGGATTCCAATCACGAGCATCCATCTTTAAAAGAATACCAAATCCTAGATTAATGAGCTTCTTACCAAACCAAATTTTAAATGTATTAAATGTTTTCATAATGCGGGTAAAGGGAATCGAACCCTTGTCTACTGCTTGGAAGGCAGTCGTGCTACCATTATACCACACCCGCGTGCTCTGTCAAGTACTTTTTGAGAGCAAGATCCTTTGCCTTGGTCTCAAGCATAACATCGTATTCGCGCTTAGTAAAATACTTGAATGCAGGAATAGGACCACGAATATAATCTGAGTGTGCCTGAGGTCGCTTACCTGGAGCAGACTCTGAATAGTGAATCTTTGGAACTTGATCTTCTGGCCAAGTGGAAAAACACAAATTTACTGCTTGTTCCACAGTTTCGTTAGAACAAAAGCGGTGGTGATGAAAATCGTAAACCAGACGAATTCCACACTTAGAGTAAATCAAGTCGTACAATTCCTTTGGAGACCACATGGATGGCTTGTCGTCATTTTCCAAAGTTAGTTGTAGTTTAAGTGCAGGGTTCAATCGGTTGTAGTTTTCACAGAAACGTTCTGCCGTAGTCTGCTTGTCTTCGTAAACACCACCAACATGAATATTAATATTAAAATCGTGATCGTGACCCAGCAGGCTACCAATCAGTTGGTGCATTTCCAGTGATCGCACAGACTTCTCCACGATCGCGCTATTAGGGCTTGCAAGGCATGTATAAGGCCCAGGATGGCACGACAGACGAATACCAGCCTGACGAGCAATAGAGCCTGCCTCAACCAACTCAGAAACAATATCCTGATGGTGCTCTCGTGACAGGTCTCCTAGAGCATACCCTAGATCAGGATGATCCATAAATGGAAAAATTTCACTACTAACACGGAACATTTGAATTCCGTTATCACGGTTCCACTCCATGATCTTAACCAGATCTTTACTATTTTGAAGTGCCAGTTGACCTACACGATCCAAACTAAAACCAGACATACGCAGAGTGCGGCTGGTAGTAATTTGATCCTTCTTCTTAACGCCTTCGTTAAGAGACAGGTTCATACAAGCGTAACCAATTTTACGAATAGGCATAATGTTTAGTGACCCCAGCGGGACTCGAACCCGCAGTCATCGCCTTGAAAGGGCGAGGATTTGGCCAGTTAATCTATGGGGCCGTAACTGTATTACTATACTACTTTTTTGGTAGAGCGCAAGAATTATTTGCACATTTCATACAAGATTTCATCGGCTTCTTAAACCAATTTTGACGAATAACATCCATAATTACAAATGGAAACAGTACAGCCAAACACGCAAACAAAGCAAGATCAGATACCAAGTCGTTTTGGTTTTTCATAGTGTTCTAGTTTAAGATTTCCATGCTCGTCTTCGTAAATAAAAGAACAATTTTCTTTTTCTGTCCAACAACCCGTATTTGCGTATACGATCTCGTCTATTTGTTTTATTTTAGGATCGTGTATGTGACCACAAATTATACCATCATACTTGTGTTGTTTGCAGTATTTAATAATAATACTTTCAAACGTATCCAAAAATTGTGATGCTTTTTTAAATTTAATTTTAATGTGCTTAGATAACGACCAGTACTTCATTCCAAACATGCGTCGAAACCAATTCAACACATCATTCAGATCCATCATGATGTCGTAGCCTACATCACCCAGTTTATACAAAATGGGAGAAAATGTAAATTTTGCGATAAAATCAAATTGATGACCGTGCATCACTATGAACTTTTTACCAGAACTGGTTATGTGTTCTATAGTATCGTGCATATCAATATTTCCAAAAATATTGTGATTTTTAAATTTACTTAAAAATTCATCATGATTACCCAGCACGTAATGAATTTTAGTTCCTTTACGAGAATGTCGTAAAAGACGTTCAATCACTTCCACGTGAGAAGACTGTTTATCTTGACTAAACGAAAAAGCTTGTTTAAAACGCCAAATATCAATTATATCACCAACAAGATATATTTGATCAAACTCGTTTTCTTTTAAAAAACTGGTAATTCGATCTGCTTTGCTTTTTTTAGAAGCAATATGTAAATCTGAAATAAAAACAGTTTTGTAATGCATCTACAATTATTTATTGTTTGTAGACGTCTTGTTGCGCTTCTGTTTTGGGTTTGTATTAGATTGAATTTGCTTAGGAAAACTTCCACGCATACTCTTACTAATAATCATGTGGATGTTGTTTACGTCTTTTTGAGTAAACAACATTCCACTGCTCGTCATGTACTTTAATACATTACGAGTAACTGTATCTGCGAGATTTTGTTGCTTGGACTTCATAAACATATTTAGTAGGATACCAGAGACTCGAACTCTGCAATAGATCGTTATAAGCGATCCTGTCCCACCCGAGACTTGTATCCCATGCGCTTATTCTACCTCAGATTCGGTAGAAAGCAAGTTAATTCGTGACTTTTTGTTAGCAATATGACCGTTTTCATTACGAATCATATAGTTAGACTTCTGACGGTCCTGATCGTTTCCTAGACGATAATTGATATCAGTAATACCCATACCAATCAATTCTTCCTTATGAGTATCAAGGAAAGCAATAAACTTATTGCAAGCATCCATTGAATCTGATTCAAGTGTTGTCAGTGGAAAGTCCATGTGCAGTCGAAACATCGATTGGCTCCTGTTCTTGTGTGATGTACTGTCTAATCTGATCTCGTAGCTGTACCATACGGCCACGAATTACTGTGAGTTGTGCACTCATTTGATCTAGTTCTGCTTGTAGTACATCTAACGCTTGTAGATCACTTGGTTTAGGTTGTCTCATAGGGTAATAATTCCTTGATCAGTAGTGTAATGAATTTCATGAAAGATTTCTTGACACCACGGAAGGCAAAGTTCACACGGTCTTGCAATACGAAGTTCGCCAAATCGATTAAAACGAACGTTAAGCAGCGTTAGCTTCTTATCACGAAGATTCCTAGGAACCTTGCGATAAGCGTCCAGTTCGGAGTGCATTTCATCAAATGCGTATCCAATAACCTTGGCCTTTGGATGAGTCTTGAAAAAATTACGACCGGTTGCTACAATTCGATTCTTATGAAGAATAAATGAAAGGTGCTTCTTTTGACGAGGCAGTTCCATGCAAAGCGGAAAAGCCTGTTCCAAATACTCATCAATAAGAGTGTTGGTCATAATAACTAATATACATCACTTCTGCTTAGAGTCAACTTTTTTCGCAGACTTTTTCTTCTTTTTGTTAAAGATATCATCCCAGTTTTTGGAATACTGTTCCCAGTTTACTGGTCGATACTGATCACCTTTACCTGCATCATGTTTCCCGCCCATCATTATTTTCCTTTATTTTATTTAAAAACGGACAACCTCTTATAGCTCTTTGGTGGTCTTCAAAAACTTTTTTATTTTCACTGTCCTCTAAACCTCTTGAGTAAAATTCATTATAAGTTAATTCTCCTCTTTTAGAGGCCCATATACTCATTTCTTTATTAAATTTAGATTCAGTTTCTCCCGTAACGGTATCTGTGTCGAATGATTCAAGATAATATCTTGGAATTGGAAAAAAACATGCTATTGGTTCGTCTTTTTCAAATTTTATTGTTACGTGCTTTTTTGTTATCTTCCAATTTAAAGTAAATGGATACGGAAGCCAATCAGATTCTATAATTGCTTCTAAGGACCTTGCTCCATGCTTAAAATGATTTGTTGGTGCTTTTATAAAAATATTATGACCAGATGTTGTTTTAAGAACAAAATTTAAAGCAGACCAAGTAATAATTCCATTACCAAAATGAGAACCAATACTGTTGTCTTTTATAAAATCTTCTTCTTCTTTATTTTGCGGATAAAAGTTAAAAAGAATTGCGTCTTTAATTCCTGGATCGCCATTCCAAATAGCTTCAAATTTTATTGGATTTAATATATCCCAACCAAATCCATTAGCAACACTGAGTGGTAAGCAACGATAAGCATGCCCATTATCTAAATCCATCCAGTTTCTTCTTCTGGACGGTAATTCTACTTTATATAAAGAATGTGTAAATTGTGGATCAATCCACTTTGTTATTAGCTTATCTTTTTTTACGTCTTTCATGATAAATGATTATAAGAACTTTCTTTAGTATTTAAAGTATAATTCGACCAATACTGCTCTGGTACTGCATTTTTTGTATTAGAAGAATAATAATGATATAATGTTGCTTCTGTTCCTGTCGTACTAATTTGCACATCATTATAATCAAATTGTATTATTGGTGCGTCGATATCTTGTAGTAATTTTGTAATAGCATATTCTTCGCCTAGCCAAATCATATGATCTGCTTTTTCTGGCTCGTGCTTATTAGTAACACACAATACATTAAAATATTCTTTTAGTAGTTTTTCTAAAAAATTAAATTTAAGTGCATTTATTATATTTTTGCTTATTATAAATTGACCAGTATTTAAACAAGATTCTAATAATTCTATCTTTTCACAAATATTATCGTATTGATATTGAACACCATAAAAAGCATTTAAATTAGAATATTGATAAAATAAATATTCTGGATTTTTATTAAAAACAGTATCATTGTCAACACACAAAATTTGATCATAGGAAAACCTTTCGTTAAATTCTTTTACACATTGCCATTTATGAAAAGCTGCTTTTGATGCAATTTTTAAAAACTTATTATATTTAAATTTTACAATAATTAGTTTAGGAAAATCTGCAACTAAATTATATTTTTCTTTAAATATAAAAGTGGTAATATCAATATTAGAATCTATGTACAAAAAAACAGATTTATCAAAACCAGTATCATATAATGTTTTTAACGAATAATATAATTGAGAAAAAATTTGTTGATTGTGATGGTTTTTATTATCTAAATTTGGTAGATATACAGAATATAAAATTGCAGTATTCATAATACTTTATTTTGTGTAATTAAATTCCAATCCTTCCGGAGATCCTGAGTAAATAATGTCTTCCACGTCAGACTCTTGTTCAAAAACAACATCATCAATATAATCATTCATCTTAGTAAGATCTGGGAATTCCACAAGCTTTCCTTCATGGATAACCTTGAATACACCAATCTTGTTGAGCACATCACACTTATTGATGATTAGATTGGTACAACCAGAGATCCGAATAGCATCAATTAGCTTGTCTAGATTCAACCAGTTAACTAGACGCTTTCTGCCTGTGGTTGTTCCAAACTCACCACCTTGTTGGATGATCTGGTCAAGAACGGGATCATCCCAAAGAGTTTCTGGGAACAGTGGATCTACACCACTCTTGGTGTCGTAGATCTTGGCCACACCGATCAGTCTTTCAATTTTCTTTGGGGAGAATCCCAAAGAGCACGCACCATACGGCATCGTTGTACTACTAGTAACGAATGGATAATCACCATGATCAATATCAAGCCATACACTTTGGGCTCCTTCACATAAAACAGAACCACTCAAAACACCGTCCCAGATCCACTGAGACTCCATCATCTCAATCGCTCGTCGGCCTCGTCGCAGCATCTTGTCGGAGTAACATGGAGCGATACCTTGAGAAGTTGTTCCCAAGTGTGCAAGATGCTGCTTATCGTACTCAATATGGTTTTCAGTAATAATGTGGGCATTTGGTGATATCTTTACAAGACTGGTATCAAACCCTGCTGCTCGTAGGCCACGAATCTCTTCAAAAAACTTTTCAATATTTATAACGCAACCGGGACCAATAATAGATGGCTTACCAGCAAAAATTCCAGAAGGAATAATGTGTGTTTTAAATTTAGTGCCATTCACATAAACAGTATGCCCAGCATTAGGACCACCATTCCAACGACACACGTAATTGTAATCCTTGGCAAGAGCATTAGAAATCTTTCCTTTGCCTTCATCACCCCAAGCCAGACCATAAACGATATCAATAAAATCTATCATAATATTTTTACTTATTGTTTTTTTAAATCGTAATAATAGTGATCATCATCGCCATCAATAATCCATCTATCAGAAGTTGCTTCACATCTAAATGATTTATCATCAACTTTAAAATCTGGTTTGGTTGGAAACGGTTTAGTAACAAAAGACATATGTTTCCAATAAATTCTATTATTTGGTTGTAAAGTATAACAACCATTATCCAGTTTAATCATATGTAAACATTTGTATTGTGTTGGTTCGTCACTATACGGGTTATCATACCAATCAAATGTCATGGTGTAATCTCCCCAATGTTCAGAACCGTCTTTCAGTATTACTTTTGCTCTGGAATTTTTTAGGTAATCATACACAATATTTGTACAATTAACAGAAAAACAATCCCACAATTGTAGATGATCCAGTGGAATACTTGGAGCAGATTCTTTATGACACAACATGTGTATTGGTATTCTACTTCTAACTAAACCATCATCAGTTAATACAGTAAATAATAAAGCAGTATCTGAATTTGATTGAGCACCAAAAACAGTAACTTTAACAAATTCACCAACATGATCTTTATGTTGGTACATTTGTTCTTTTCTCATATAACAATAGAAATGTGGAATATTAACATTCAACATAATTTAACTCTCGAAACTGGACTCGAACCAGTGACCCGCGAGTTAACAGCTCGCTGCTCTACCAACTGAGCTATTCGAGAAATCCTTTTAATCCTTAAATCGCGTAAACTTAGGATTGTTCTTATTGTACTCTAAAACCGTTTCCTTCACGTCCATATCTGTAAGTGCTTCACTAATAGTGTTACGAATAGAAAGAAGTTCATCGTAAGAGTATCCGTCAATCATTTCATCACAGTCAGTTGCTTGAAAGCAAGCAAGAAACTTACCAGGGTTCAGAGGATCTGGAAACACTGTGATCATTGGCTTACGAACATCATCAAGACGATTCACACCAGTTGCAACAAATACATTTTGTTTATGCATAATTAATCCTGTAAAAATTCACGTTGATTAGAATTTTCTGTTAGACGATTACGAGAGTTTTCGTAATCACGACGAACATTTTCTAGAATAGTACGGTTGGCATCAAACCAACCTGCACGAAACTCATCCCAATACACACCAATTTCACTAATTGCAGGCATCTCTCTGCCTTCCATTCGAGAATCATACCCGTTTCGATAAGCTTGACCGGGAACGTACTTTGGTTGGTTCATTTGAACACTCCTTTGATTGAGTAATATTAATTCCAAATTGCATGCCTAGTAAAAACAATTGAACGCAGCACAAAAAACATGTAAAGTAAATAAACCAGTATTCCATAGAATCCTTTCTGTAAAACACACCCGGCTGGGTTCGAACCAGCGACCTTAGCATTAGAAGTGCCACGCTCTAATCCAACTGAGCTACGGGTGTTAACTGATTACTCAGTCAGCCCCAACCAGCTTCAAGCCTTGTGGTGCAACAACCTTCTTTGGTGAAGGAGTAGAAAGACCAGTCTTGAAAGACATGTATTGGGTTTCAATTTCATCTTGTGCCTTTAGAGTCAGATACACAAAGTCGGCTGGTAGATCAATACCATTCTTTGTTTCAGCAAAAGGCATCCATCCAATAAAAGCTAGACGACCATCTGGAGTAGGAACAAGGGCCATAGGATCCTTGATATTCCAACCAGTGTCCGTCTTAGTGGCACGGCAAAGAACGTCTTCACCTGTCTTCATACGCATAATTAGAGTTTCAGTGTTTTCCATAGTACCCATAATATATCTCCTAAATTAAGATTTGCAAGCACAAACACCAAAGATTTTCTTCCAAAGAGGACAATCTTCTGGTTTCTCCACAGGCCAACAATTGCCGGGATTCATTTTACAAACAAGTTCTGAGTTTTGTAGTGCAGATTTTACACCCATAAGAACTTGTTCTTCAGTTAATACAAGATCAACAGTACGTCCATTAATATCGGTTTTAGCATAGAATAAGTTTTCCATAATAACCTCCGATTTATTTATAAAGAAAATCTGTCCTTTTTAGGAGGACAGATTTCCCATGACCAAACAAATTGTAAACTCAGCGAGTCTTGTAGCGAGTACCGTCTGCACGGAACTTGAACATACGACGGCCCGGATGAGTGTCCTTCATGAAGTATTGGGTACGACCGGTTGAACTCATACGAGTCTCAACGCGCCAGTTACCGAACTCTTCAACAACCTCGCGGATGTCGCTGATGGTTGCACGGAGGTTCTGCACGCCGAAACGAGCACGAGCCTCTGCGGCAGTCAGAGTACGACCACGCTTGCTCAGATAGTTAATCACCTTGTTTTGCTTAGTAATAGTACGCATAATAAAACCTTTCTAGAAATTTTAGGACATTCAGTTATTACCATTCACTGTCCTGTGATGAATGGCTTACGTTTAGTTAATATACACCCAAAATAACGGGTGTCAAGAAATCATTAAATCTTTTCTGCGATTTCTCGCACCTTCATCCACTCTGGACGACGGTAATCATCCATGGGAGGAAATTGTGACTTCTTGAGAACTGGATGATTGAATGCTTGCTTCATGTCTGCCATGATCAAGTTAAGATCTTCGATATTAGCACCGAATACACTGGACTGACTCACAGTGTGATCAATGGGTTCATCATCAATGTAATACACTTCATGAATACCATACCATGGAGTTTCATTAGTATCATCCACAATAATACGGTAATTCCAAGTTAGTTTTCCACTCATTGCTTGTATTCCTTTCGTTCCTGATCACGCTTCTCGCAAATCAGTTGCCATTCCTTATCGTCGTTTGGAAGATAAGTGGCTTCAGCAACATCAACTTCCACCACAGTGGCTCGCCAACCGTCTGGAAGAACCACAACACTGCCGTGTTTCATTTCTTCGTTCATGCGTGTAACTTCTTGATTTAAGGTACGGTTATTGATTGTGTGATTTGGTCGAACCAATAAAATTTTACGAGTCATTACTTTTTCCTCTTCCTAAACAAAGCCGCAATTCCTGCTGCCACAATTAATGTGAGTGAAGCAGGAGCAGGCACAGCCGCCGTTGTAGTGCCTTCAGAAGGAGTTAGTGGTACGCCCAAACAAAATCCTTCTACCCGATCAAATGCAACCGAAATACAAAACTGCTGGTCAGACATCTGGTATGTCCCAACCAGTTCACCGTTCAGGTACAACTTATATACCCAAAGACCAACCGCTTCTCCGGTAAACATGGTATCGCTGTATGTTGCCAGCGGAACTGTATTACCGGAAATAGAACCACCAAATTCAGTGGTCATTGAAAGGGCTGGCTTAAACTGAGGAGGCTGTGTATACGCTTGTGTAGTATACGTTGATCCTTCGTATGCAGCCCTATGCGAGAACTGTCCTTGTCCATAAAATGTAGATGTAAAACCCATAAGTAGGACGGGTGGGACTCGAACCCACACTACGAACATTTTAAGTGTTCCGACTCTGCCATTGGTCTACCGTCCCAAAAGTGCCCCCTGTAGGGATCGAACCTACGACCTATAGATTAAAAGTCTACTGCTCTACCAACTGAGCTAAGAGGGCTATTCACTTGTCACACATATACTATACACCAGAAAAAGCTTGTGTCAAGTAATTCAAACAAAAAACCTCACTTTTTAGGTGAGGTTTTTTAAGAGTTATTTGTACGATTCTGTTAGACTCTAATCACAGACAACGCTGAAGTTGTAGCACCTTCAGAAAGCTTTTATAATATAAAATAAAGTGTCTTTAATGATTCTTAGCAATACTAGGAAGACGACCAAGCCGCTCTAGGGCTTCGCGGGTCTTCTTCTTGGCATTCTCAGCAATAGCAAGTTGACGATCTCGCGTAGCATTACGCTTACGCTTACGGTGCTTCATGATAACTTTACGAGTAGGTGTATTAGCCATAATGTTTAATATACATCACCGTTTAAATAAGTCAAATAATTTATCCCAAAATCTTTTAATAAAATTTGGAAATCCTAGAGGTCCTCGTTCTAGGCTGTACTTCCACCCAGACAGATCTGTGGCCCTCATAAACTCTTCCACACTCATTCTGGAAGACTGAGTAGAAATACTTCTCCACACCTTAATTTCATTAGACAGTGTTCGAATCTGCTGCAATAGCAGTTCTTGGTATTGTTTATGAAGATCTCGGCAGTTTTTACCACACATTATGAAAAGATATTATTAATCTGTCGGTTCACTCGTATAAACGTAGTACACTTTGGAAGATCCTTGAGACGAGCAGCACCAACATATGTACAAGCAGAACGAACACCACCAAGAATTTGTTGCATCACACCAGCTACTGGACCTGCTGGTTCAACAAACACTCGCTTTCCTTCTGCTGCACGATACGTTGCCACTCCTCCAGAGTGCTTCTCCATTGCTGCTGCCGAGGACATCCCGTAGAACTCCTTGCCCTCGTCTGTCAGTTCGCCTGCCGATTCGTCTGTACCAGCAAACATTCCACCAATCATAACAAAATCTGCACCCGCTCCAAATGCCTTGGCTACATCACCGGGACAGGTACACCCGCCATCCGATAACACGTAACCACCTAATCCGTGTGCGGCATCAGCACACTCCATGATGCACGACAGTTGCGGGTAGCCAACACCAGCAACCTTGCGAGTCGTGCAGACTGATCCAGGACCAATACCAATCTTTACAATGTTTGCTCCTGCAAGAATCAGTGCTTCAGTCATTTCTCGTGTCACAACATTTCCAGCAATCAGGATATGATCTGGAAACAATCCACGAACAGTACGAACATAATTCACAAACTTTTCAGTATACCCATTTGCCACATCAATACAAATAAACTTGATGGACTTGTGCTTGTTTAGAATTCGTTCAGCCTTTTGAATTTCTTCCATGCTGGAATTCATGTCACCCATGCCCATGGTGTACACCACATTAGGTGGCCAGTTGATGTGATCTGTGATCCAGCCGTACATAAAGTTGTCCCATTCGACTTCTGTGTAATACTTGTGAATACCACACAGCGCATTATATTCTGCTAGGCTGTCCGCCATTTGAAACGTGCCAACTGTGTCCATGTTGGCAGCAACAATCGGCACACCAGTCCATTCTTGTTCCATATTGTCTGGAAGTTTGAATATAAACTTGCGTGCCACATCAACCTTACTACGGCTGTCAAGATTGCTGCGCTTTGGGCGAATCAGAACGTCGGCGAAATCCAGTTTGATGTCATCTTCAATCTTCATAATAACAATTTACTCCAAAAAGTCACACAGTCAAGTAAAAAACATTATTTTCCGCCAGCAGCGTAATAACCAGAGATGGCAGAACGCAGTTTAGTCATGATTTTTGCCAAATTACGCCAATCTTTTTGATCAAGTAGATACTCTTCGTACATACCAAGCACTTCAGCAGCAGTTTCGGCCAATTTTTGTGAAGTTTTTTCGAGAAGTTCTGATTTTTTCTCTTCAGCCATTGGTAGATCCCCTTGTGGTTCTGGTTTTTTCTTATTGGATGTCAGTTTTTTCATTTCTGATCAATTTAAAAACGCGATTCGGGTAAAAACTTCTCCATTGACTAGCATCTAAGTCCCAAACTGCGACAACTCCTTGTCTGTTGTATTTAGTTGGTACTGAAGTTACATCTTTTAGAGTACATCTCATACGTCTAAACGATCCATCAGTCACTTTATAAAAGAAAAGTGTACAAATTCCTTTGTTTAGTTGATCCATTATTTCCATAACACCAGGATTAACAAATTCTTTAGGTCCAGAATCTTTTTTTTCTTGAATTTCAATGCTTGATCGGTCAACAAATTTCAATTCACCGATTTCGCGTTGATCTTTTTCTTCGTTTTCTTTCATTTATTCGTAAAACTCTGGATTTTTTTGTCCGTAAAGACGAATTAATTGACCTGCTGTGGCATTTGCTTCGTTTTCACATGCAGAACCAGTCTCTCCGTTTAATTCCTCACCGTTTACGTTCTGTTTATGGTGTACAAGTTCGTGTGCAATTGATCTGGCAACATCAAAAAGTGCTCGACCTTTCGCGTAAACCTTGATATTTTTAGAATTTGGACAATAATTTGCGGTTGTCATGTTACCGTCTCGTACTTGCACCAGTTGAATTTTTGGTGTATCTTGTAATTTCAGGTGATCACATGCAAATTGAACGAAATCGTCCAATTTTTCTTCTAACAGCATGGTGGTTTTTAGATATTGGTTGAATCCTAACATGACTCTAGTATTTATAGAAAGCTAAATATTCATATGAAATCATTTATACAACACCTTCAAGAACGTTCTCTATTAGCTCCCATGATGCTGTCTGCTGCGTTGGGTGCAGGAACTCCTCCAGAAGCACCAAAACCAACAGAACAGCCGGTTCAACAAACCGAACCAGCAAAAAAGCCAGCATGGCACGGTTTAATTTCCGGTTCTGAAGGAATGCGAACCAAAGCGTATTGGGATCCAACCGGAAAAGTTTGGACGATTGGTAAAGGATCAACCACACATCCCAGTGGTGCTCCAGTAAAACAAGGTGATGTAATTAAACCAGAGCAAGCTGACGAGTATATGGAAAATTACGTAAACAAGAATTTAGTTCCAACTCTACAAAAGAAAATTCCAACTTGGGATAAATTAAATTCTAACCAACAAGGCGCATTAATTTCTTTTGGTTATAATGTAGGACCAAACTTCTACGGTTCCAAAGGATTTCAAACCGTCAGTAAGTGTTTAAGTTGTCAGGAAAATTTGGGTGGTGTTCCAGATGCTTTAAAACTTTATAATAAGTCTGGTGGTAAAGTACTGCCAGGATTAACTACCAGAAGAGAAGCCGAAGGAACTCTCTGGAATACTCCGGCGAATTAATTATACGTTCTTTTTGCATTTGCTTGCATTAATGGCTGGGTTCGTTCATTTACATCTAAACTAACACGCAAAGTTCCTCTAGCTCCTCTTTCTTTAGTTTCTGGTTTAAATTCTGGAGAACCAGCAGTACTCAATTCGTGAGGTTCGTGTGTAGTTGCATGTCCTATATGCCTTAAAAATGTATCTGCCAGATCACGAATTTTTTTGTTGCCTTTTTGTGTGTGATGCTGAGTGACGGCTACTCCCTGTCTAGATCCGGATATTGCAAAAGCAGTTCCTATTTGGCTCAATACATCTGGAATATGTGTTTTAACTTGTTCTGCTGCTACTTTTCTTTGTTCTGTGCCGGAAGCAGGAAACACTCTTTGTATTTTGTTTTTTTCACTTACTGCACCTAACCCAAATCTTTTTCCTAATTTTGCCATATATCTGGGAGTCATTTGTTTAACTCCACCAGATTTTCTTGTAAATCCTATAGGTTCATCTGCAGCCAACTGATAATCGTTTTGATGTTTTCCGGGTTTTACTATTTTTGATGTTCTGTGAACATCTAATTTACCTTTTAAATCGTAAGGTAATAATTGACCTTGCCATCTAACAATAACATCTCCTCTATGGCCAGATCCAGTTAATTGTGCTGGTTCATAAAATGAATATTCGCCTTCTTGCAATTCGTCTGGTGACTTATTTTGGGCTCTTGTTATTTTTATTTGATTTCCATCAAAACTATAAGAAGGCGAATTCTCTAAAGCATTAGCATGAGCTTGCATAAACTCATGTTTTGCTTTTAGTTTTTTTTCTTGGTCTTCTATTAAATATTGAGCAAAAGAAAACATTTTTATTTTCGTTGATTTGCTGGATGGCTAGCAGGAACAACTACAGGCGAACCGTTAAAGTCTGGCATCTTGACAGCAAAGTTACCAGCTCTTTTTAACATGGGCATTCCACCTTTGATACGAAGACCAGCAATAAGACCTTCATTTTCTGGAATACCATGATACTTTTTATCAAGATGGCGATGATCATGAGTATCCGCATCGATTACAGTATACTTTTTTCCAGTCTTTTCATCCATCACATGTGAAGGTAGTGCATCTCCTGCTTTACCTTTACGACCACCACGAGCAGCAAACACCATTGCTACAGTTCCACCATTATCTAAATGTTGACGGGCGTGGTGCCAGTTGCTCTCGGCCCCTTCAATACCGGTTGATGAAAGAGTTAAATGGTAGTTTGCAGGAAGTTGTTTCTTGCTGCCATCCGGATTAAGAACACGACCAGCAATCTTGGTGTAATCGTAAAATTGTGTGTTTGGATGCTCGCTAAAAACTTCTGGATGAAGCTTTTCGTGAGGAATATCTGAAACCACGTTTAGACGGACTGCAGCTTTCTTTCCTTGTTTTGTGGCTGCTCTTTCGTGTGCGTCAATTTCATGGTGCACAACAGTCATAAATTCTGATGGTTTATCTAACAACATATCAGTGCGTTCTAGACGTGCTTTTTGTACGCTGCTCATTGCACCACGGCCTGCTTTGTTTAGACACGCCGCACGACATTCTTCAGTTGCACATGAACAAGTGTTTACACGACCAGACTCGTTTGAAGGCGAAAGCGAAAGACCAATAGTTTTATATTCAGGAATAGTTTCGCTTTCTTTAGCCAATTTAGGATTACTGCCTTCAGCACCAAATAATCTACGTTTCTTTAATCCGGTTGCTTCGCGTGCAGCCTTTTCTGCTCCTGCAGCCTTCCATGCGCCGCCTTTAATTTTATCAAATCCTGCTTTGACTGTGCCCCAAGAAACGCTTCCTGGTTTTTCTGCAGCCATCTGAGGAAGTGAAATGGTTTGTTCGGTTAAGAAATCAACATACTCGGCAAACTCGTAAATGCTAACAATTTCTTCTTGTGTTACATCACAAGTTTCGCATGCAGTACCAACATTATTTAAAACTTCGGTCATGGTTCTGAATTGTCTACCAATAACACGCTCTACTAGATTTTTATTAAATGGATTCATTTTACTTTCCTCTTATAAACTAAGTCTTTGATCTTGTTTCAATCTGAGATATTCTGTAATTTTATCTAGGTATCCTAGATTACGTAATTCTTTGAACACCAAGTTTTCAATAGAGAACTCGCCGCCTTGTTTCAGGGCAGCAGAACGCATCTCGCTGAATTTAGTTTTCAAAGTTTCGAACGCTCCGTCTTCTGCGCTGGTGTTGATTAGTGTGTCAATTTTTTCCACGTACTGTTCAACTTTACGCTTGATGGCAGGGTCTCTCAGATTGACTTCTTTCTTTACCGGTTGAACCAACCACTTATCATTCTTTACGCTGTACACGCCTTGATCTTTGGTGTAAGGCGTGTCTTTATCTTGAGCGTACAGTTCAACATCGTGACCGTAGATTTTAATATCGTGGACGAGCCCCCATAGCTGTTTCTTGCCACGTAGGTACTCGTCAAGTAGTCCTTCGCATTCTGGAATTTTATCCATGTCAACCACAACGTGCAGATCAATATCTGAATACGGTGTATAATTGTAATTAGCATTACCACCAACCAGAATAACGTCAGTAACGGCAGCTGGAGGAATCTTGGCGAATCCTGCCCAGGTTCTGGCAATCATCATAAGTTTAGCATTTACTTCTGCACGTAACGAATTACCGTCCCAAATCTTAGGATTTAGCTTGTCGTGGTACTGAAGGGTCAGTTGCGTGAGTTCTTGTAATATTTGGCTAAAGCCTTTCATACCAATATTTATGATATATTTTTTATTGACTTTTCTTGAAAAAGTAGTATATTGTATTGATGAACAACAGTTTAGCCAATCTGTTAGGATTAACAGAACAAGAACTTTTGGAAATTGCACTGGAAAATACTAGTGCAATGGGATTTTTTGAAGGATACGCCTCGGAATCCCATTTTAAAAAGTTCGTTCAAACCAATCCTAAAATTACAAATAACTATAAACCAGGCGATCACAATCTGGTTAAAAAGGGTGATCGGGTTTGTGTGTATCAAGACACTGAAATTACCTTTGAATTAAAAACAATTATTACTGATCATTCAGTGTCCACCAGAACAATTAAAAAAAATATAGACGTATTTGGTGAAGTTAGTTACAGCGGAGCTTTCAGAACCAGAGGTTCCCGTAAGCGACAGATTACATTTTCTGACGGAAGTACTATTGAAACGTACAACAACAAACGAGGCCAGTTTGATGCGTTTGCTGTGTGTGTTCGTCCGTTCACAGGAAAGTGGGAATGGATGTACTGTTTGGAGTCTGATATTCCATCATGTAATAATTCTGAATTAACACCAATACAGAACATAGAATTATTGCGTCCATTCGTGCTGGTGCAGTGGCCACCAAAAGATTATTGGACAGACTCTCTGGATGAAATTCTAGAACGAGCTTGTGCAAATCAACCGGTTAATTGATTTTTTATATAAAATGAAAACCCCCGGATTTCTCCGAGGGTTTCCAAAGACCTAAGAGATTACAGGATCACTTGGCGGCGCAAGCACTCACAGCAGCAACCCCAGACCACACCCAAGCAATGGTCTTTACAGCGTAGGGAAGCACAGCAAGAAACAGCGCAACTTGAAGAGGATTCTTCCAGCAGAATCCACCGCTAACCGGACATGACTTATTATTAGTACTCATTAGTGTCTCCTTTATAAAATGCCTTCCCGAAAGAAGGTAGAATATCTAGCAGGATTCCACTATTTTTTCCGTTTCAGAAAAACTTAAAAAACTTCGTTTACAGCGTGAATAACGCCTTTTTGAATACCAGCATTTGGAAAAACTGCGTGAACTGTCTTTAAGTAGTCTTTCAGGTTCTGGTTACGCTGCCACGAGTCTTTCTTGGTTTGTTTTCCCACACCACTCTTATCGCCAGGATATACGGATATAAACAATCTACCACCCGGCTTCAAGTGTGATTGTGCAGTTTTCAGCACGTCAAGATGAACTTCTGGTTCTTTAATTGTGTTGAGCACGTTGAATAAAGTCACAGTGTCTGCGCCTCCGCGAGCCTTCACGGTTTCCGCCACTTTTTTATTGTGTTCTTCTGGACGATTGAACGGATCCAGCACGTGACTTTCCACTCCGTGTCCTGCTAAGAATTTCACACCGTGATCGTACTTGCCACCACCCAGATCCACGTTCAGTGTGTCCGGCTTCCATCCAATATGTTTGGCAACCGTGCTGAACCCTTTGGCCACTTGTGATTGTGAGGTTCCGGCAGACGAAAATTCTTGAGCTTCTTGTAAGTGTTGTTTAAATGTTTTCATCAGGATCTCCATGCGGGAAATATTCAGTTTTTCTTAAATGTAAATCTTTATTTTGTCGTGCTAAGTCCATGTGTTTACTTGGATCAAATGATGGATGATACAATAACATTTGCCGTGTGTATTTACTGTACTTATCTGGATTTTCTAAGGCTGTAGTAATATGGGACGGTGTTATAAGATCTGTAAAATTTTTACCTTCGCGAGTCCAAGGCGGGCTATGTGCAGGACGGGGATGTAATTCATTTATTGTATCTGCATACCACTTTATCGCATCCATGTGCGCATCGCCTGTAATTGGTTTGTTTTCAAATTCTTTTTTGGCGTTTTCATTAAAACGAGGTTCTGTGTGTTGTAGTATGGTGTGAACGTGTGCTGGAGATAAATGTGGTACATTTTCTGGTTTGGTTAATCGAGAACGTACACGTTCATCTGGATCTGCTGCTAGCTTATTGGTCTGATCGTGCGATAAAAGTCCGCGTCGTAATCCCCAATTTATAGTATTAATACGAACCAAATGGCTTGGGTGTTCCAATGCTGCGTCTACGTGTTCTGGTCCTAGTTGTTTAAGTAATTTATTGTCAAAATGAGGAAGAGCGTTTTCTGCAACTCTTGAATCTGGATCTTTAATTGCTCGCATCACGTGTTCTGGTTTCCACTTTTTGCGAGCACCTAATACTCGCATTTCAAGATCAGAATGGGTTTGCAGATGTTCCATAGTTGCGTCATCCATCACTTCATTTTGTTGGAAACTTGCCAATTGATCTAAATGTTCTTCGGCTTGTTTTGCTGTTTGTGTTCCGTTACGGATAAGAGCGTTTCGTAGATTTGACAGATTACCCAAAGTGTGATCACTGGCTCCAGTTCTGGGATGGTACGCACGAAAGTGCTGTATCATGGCTGCGTTAACAGTGTCTTCTGGTGAATCGGGTTTGCTGCCTTTAGCCAATCTGGGGGTCAACATTTCAGTTTGTGTTATTGGTTCATCTGCCAGTATAAAGTCGTGCAAGTCTCGTATACCGTGTATGCTGGCGCGAGCATGTGGATCTTTAATTTCTGGAAGTGGACGTTCAGGATCAGACAGCGGAGCTGAGTAGTGTTGTCTGTGAACCGGCTGATCAGTTTCATCCATGAATTGGAATGAACCTGGATCTGTAGGCAAGTGCATCTGATACCGTTCACCTTTACGTAGCGGATTTTTTGGAATCAGTGAGTACAAAGGAGCTTGACCACTGTAGTGTCCAAACATATTGTGTCCGCCAGCACTTGCAGTACACCAACTAGTACCTTTACCTACTGCACACGCTGCCTCTTTAGTTTTAGGTTGAACCACAGTCCAGTGTTCGTTTTCACCGTGAACAGTATACTCTTCTGGTTTTAAATGTTCTAGTGATTCTTGTGAAGCTGGATACACTTTTGCAAGATGAGCGTGTAGTGCACCGGCTCCTTGAATTCTGGCTAAACTGGCGTCACTCTTACCTTCTGTTCTGGCTTGACGTAAACGTTTCAGATTGGGAATCACGGTGGATTGTACGTCTTCGGCTCGTTGGATACCTCCACCGTGCAGATTCTTTAACACCCAACGACCTTCGTCTGTGTTTAGATCTTCCATTCCTAGTTCACGTGACAGGTAATTTGTTACGTGTTCTGGAGTTCCGTGACCCGGCTCCTTACCAATATTCATGTATGTGGTGCTGAGTCCTGCACGGTCAAGTAATTTTTTTGTGTTCTGACCAACAAACTGATGCCACGCTTTATTTTCAAGCAGGAACGTTTCTTTCAGATATTGAAGGAACGATAACATCAGTCAGACCCGCCCACCATTTTTGCGATCTCGGGATTTTCCAGTTCTTTCGCCGGTTTTTTTTTCAGAATAGGTTTTTGTTTGTCGCGCAGCCAGCTTTGGTAGTACAGCTCTAGTTCAGGTTCTGACATCGGCTTTTGTTCTGGTGCACCTGCGTAGTCTGCGTCTTTGGGTTGTTCGTCTTCTGAGATGTACTGTAAAAATGATTTCATCAGCAGTTCCACTTTCTTAAAGATTTATTGATACGTGAGTCTGGATCACGTGCTGTTTTGGCAGACGTTAGTTTCTCTTTCATGCCTTTCATTCGGCGACAGAATGAGAGTCTGCGCTTGGCTTTTTTGGAGCCCTTTTTTAATTTTTTTGGATCGGTAGTGACAGCAGTTTGTAGTTTGCTGCCCGGGTTTTCACGGCGATAAGACTCAACGCCTTTTTTATTCAAACCACCTTCCGGATCTTTACCCGCTTTCCTGGTCCATGCGGCAGACTCTGAAACGTATTCAAGAAACGATTTCATATCAATACCCGTCGTTTCCACGTGGAACCAGATTGCTGAATCGGCGGTTAGCAAATCCAGGTTTTTCTGCACCAGCCATTTGACCGGCATAGCCTGCAGCCTTTTCGCCAACCCGTTCTAAGCGTTCCACATGAGCGAATATTCCACCAACAGTGACAGGTGGCTCACTGGCTTCTGCTGCTGTGCGAGCACGATTCAGCACACGAGGTGTACGTAGTTGTTGTTCACGAGTCACGTCTTGGCGTGCAAGTATGTTCTGTCTTCGGTCGATAGCCGAACCGGTTTCTGCTTGTTTTTCTGTGGCTTTAAGAACTCGCAGTTTACGTTGAATGCCTGCTTCTGAAAGGTGTTGTAGAAATGTTTTCATTTTAAGGATTTGCCTTTGGTGTGTAATAATTATTGTCTACTGTTGGATCATCACCACGAACTTTAAGGCGATTTTGATCAAGACGATAATCACCTTCAACGGTTGGTGTACTATTCAGTGTATTCTTAATAGCGTTCTTTACCTTACCAAGTCCTGTAACGTTATCAATTGAATAATTGTTGTATTTGGTTGGATCAAGACGATATTCACCATCAACGCTTGGATTGGTTTTAATAGTATTAGTAACAGTAGATTTCATTTTATCAATCCCTGTAATATTGTCTAACGATGGATTGTAGTATTTTGTTGGTGGTTCTGATAAAGGTATTTGACCAGAACTCGTGTTTGTTACTATTCGTAATGTATTTACTTTATTAATGCGTTCTACGTCTTCTGGATCTTGGTATGGAATCCCTGGTTGCAATGGTTGTGCTGGAGGAGGAATCTCAGTTTTTACAGTACTTGGCGGTGGTACACGTTGTTCTGTGATTTGACGAACAGTTTCTACTAGTTTACGGGTAATGGGATCCATAGGTGTTTTCCTTTTTTATTATTTATAAAATCTCAACCGGGGGATCCGTACGGAAATCAGAAGGGGGGTATGGGGGAGGGTGTGTTATTTGTAAATTTAGAAACTCGGTGCAACCGGGGGATCCGTACCGAATTTCAATAGGGGGGTACCGGGGGGTCTGCGTTATTAGAGGGATGGATGTTCTCTCGACCGGGTAGACTTGCTAGCCCCGGATCCTTCCGGATGGGACCCAGACCATGCAACTGTTCGGACAGAACCCCCCGGCCCCCCGAGCATCCTTTCCACCGCCCCCGGTGTCAACCGAAATCTTCTACTGGCCCAATCTTAATAATTGAAATTAGTTTGTTAAGATCAGATTAATAAAAAATCTGCATCTACCCTGTTGACACCGCACGTCCGACTGGTTAGAATGCCTGCATACCCAACCGCCCCAGTAGGGGCAGAAAGACACTCACCATGTTCAGCCGAATCATCAAGACCGTCCGCAACCTGGCAGCCCATCCCGCCTCGTTCACCTCGGTGCGTGGCCTCGCGGCTCGTGCAGGTCACTTCCTGTGCCTCGACGCGAAGATCGTGGAGACCAGCCGCTACGCTCACTCCACCGATCCGGTCTCGGGCGCACGCTGCTACTTCAGCAAGCCGCAGCAGACCACCGTGGCCGACCTGATCAAGACGGGCCACACGCTCAATGTGCTCAATGTGCGTCGCGGTTCCATGCACCTTGACGTGCAGGTGGTGGACAGCCGTGGCCGTGAGGTGTTCCGGTTCTTCGTGGACCCGATCAACGGCAAGGCAATGGCTGATACGCTCGGCTCGGCCTGCATGGTGGCCAAGCCTCGCACCGGGCAGCGCATGGACTCGGATAACTGGGCCTCGGTGGAGTCCACGGGCAAGGCGATCCGGACCTCGGCCCGCGAGGAGGCTGACCTGTTCAGCCACATCTGAAACACGTGGTGGTGTCCGGGAGGGGGGGTGTTTCCCCCCTCCCTCTTTCCCCTCAATCGAAAGGCATCAAATGGAAACTCTCGCTCTGATCGCTACTGCCACTCTCGCTTGCATCGGTTGCTCGTTCGGAGGCTACGGCCTCGGCATCCTGAAGGGCTTCAAGGCTGCGGCATCCAAGGCCAAGCCGACCAAGGCCGAGTAAGGCAGACAACCTGACCAACGCAGGCCCAGCCCCCCGAGAAGTTTCGGGGGTTCGGCCTTGTTGATAGTATCCGGTTATCGGTCTCGCAAATAAATTTGGAAATAGGGGTTGACAGGGCACGCCCCATCGGTTAGAATCCACTTTCCGCAGCAGGGTGACTAACGAGGCCGTTATCGTCTCACACCCTGCTGCGGCATCCTCTAACAGAAAGCCACCACCATGAGCAACTTCACCAACCCGTTCAACCTGCCGCCCGTCGTTCAGATCGTGCTGCCCCTCTCGGTGGCTCGCAACCTGCTGACCCTGCTGGAAGACAACAGCAACCGCGAGACCCGCCCCCCGCAGTTTCAGACGCTCTACATTGAGGATGTGCAGGCGATCCTCCACGAGTACAAGAACGAGATGATCCGCCACGGCATCATCCGCCCGAGCGAATTGAGCGTGATGACCCCGGACGAGGATCACTCCCACGAGGACGCCACGCAGGGCGAGTACGACGCGGACAACGCGTGGCTGCGCTCGGCAGGCTGGGGGGAAATGTGAACTAATTCAAAGCCGAACCGGGATTCGTCCCCTGCCACCCTTCGGGGTGGCTAGGCTTGTTGATAGTTGCTGGTTATCGGTCTCGCAAATAAACTTGGAAATAGGGATTGACAGATCACCCAACATCGGGTAAGATACCTGAAACCCCAACCGGGCCAACGGCCCAAAGGAAACCACCATGTTTGACGCTGCCACCATCGACCTGCACAACCTGCCCCCGGAACTGGATCGCATGGTTCAGACCCTGCTGATCGTGTCCTACGAGGGCTGCACCGATGTCGGAGAACTGATGCGACGCCTGTACGGGAATGTGACCGACTACACCCCGAAGCAGCAGGACGAGTGCTGCACCCAGTACGCTCACATCCTGATGAAGATGTACGCGTGCAAGTGGATCACGGCTGCAGATGCCGAGTTCGTGGCCTTGACCGCCGCAGGCGTTGAGGCTGCCGACACCATGCGGGAGTTCTACCGGAACAACCCGTAACCGAAACACTGTGGTGGTGTCCAAGTCCCCTGATCAGAGGAGGGTCTGGTCAGGGGCAACCACCCCCAAACATCCCAGTCAAACGAACCCAGGCTTCGCAGGAGCCACCCCGGCCTAAACCACCGGGGCGGGTTTGTTGATAGTATTGTTAAGATTGCGTTAATTTAATTTTGTGTTAAGATTTGGTTAAACCAGAACCCCCTCCACCGGGACTGGTTCCCAATGGAGGGGGCTGCGTTTGTTACCGGACTTACCACTCGGTGTGGTCGATCCACGGTTCCCAGTCATCGTGACCGGGGTCGGTTGGCTCCTCGTTGTATTCCGGCCAGTTCTCTTGGAGGAACAGATCCTCGTTGTAGTCCGGGTGCTCCATGTCGTCGTCGGGGGTGGTGGGGTTCATCATGCCCGGATTGTAACCGAAACTCCCGGCCCTGTCAACAGGGAAACCAAATAAATTTATTTCTGCTGCTACCCTATTGACACGAGCCGGTCAGGTTGATATACTGCCTGCATGAACCTCACCACCCAACTGATCAAGTATGAAGACGGCGAACTCACGCACGAAGAAACCGTGTGCCTGTTTCAGGAACTGCTCGACACAGGCATGATCGACCACCTGCAAGGCTCGTACGCTCGCGTGGCTCTGCACCTGTACAACAACGGCGAAATCGCCTGAAAGGAACCCGCATGATCGTGAACATCTGCATCCATGTGCCTGACCTCGACCCCAACACCCCGTTGGCGTGGAACACCACCGACCGGATCGAACAGGAACTGACCCCCGCCCTCCAACGGCTGACCGGATTCGGTCGGTACGGCAATTGGAATTGGTGGATCAATGTGGAGAACGGCGAAACCCGCTACATGCCGGAAAATGTTTCAGAATTGTCTTGACACCGCACCCCAAACCCGATAGAATCAAACCATGACCACCAAGACCTACAACGGATGGACCAACCGAGCCACTTGGAACGCAGCCCTGTGGCTGACCAACAGCGAATCGTTCTACCACATGATGCTTGACCACTTTCAGGGCGACGAAGTGAACGCAAACTCGGCCCGTGAGTTCTGCCACCTGGTGTGGCCGTGCGGGGAAACCCCGGACGGTGACGAACTCTCGGATGTGAACTGGGCCGAGATCGCGGATATGATCACAGAATCTCTGGAAGGCTGAACCTCACTACACCCCAAAACCCCAAGAAAGGGAACGCCACTATGCCACGAGTCACAGCCAATCTGAAGTCTTTCACTCCCCGTCACGGCAAGATCAAGATCACTTTCGCCCTGATGTTCATGAAGGGCAAGGGCTACGAGTACTCGGGTCGAGGCAAGATTGCTTCCTCCCGTAACAAGTGGAAGCCGGAGCGTGCTTACTTCTTCACGAACCGTGCCACCGGACAGCGGCTGACCCTGACCACCTCTGATCTGCGTCAGGCGTTTGCCACCGGAACCGTCTAACAAAGCCTGTGCCACGGGCTAAAGTGGCCGGGTTGGCCGTTTGCCTGCACCAAAAACGGCCCAGTTTGCCCGTCTCGAATACTGGCAAAGGTTTGGAATCACCTACTTGAGGACTTCCCGCTTTCCTGCTTGAGTGTTATCAAGCAGGTTTTTTATTTGCTCCAAGTTGATAGTATTTAATTTAACCCAGACACTTTATTATATCATGAAATTCGGAACCTGTCAAGTGGAAAACCGCCCGGAATAAAAAGATTTATTTCTGCGGTATCAGGGTTGACAACCCAACCCGGATGGTGTAGAATGACCACATGGAAACCACCAACACCATCCCGGCCTGTCCGAACCCCAACCTGTACGAGTTCATCTTCCGCGTGCGTGACCGTCGCCGCAAGACGGGCTACCGGGTTGTGCTGACCGAACAGCGAGAGTTCCCGGATGCGGACACCGCCCGGATTTACGCAGAGAAGATGGAAGGCACAGACGGTCGCCACATTGTGGAGTTCCATCAGTTTTGGGTGCTGAAGCGAAACTTCATGGCAGGCCAGCCCGGATTCCCTGAATACTTCTGGGAAGCGTACAACACGCCGTACTGCTGCTCTGCCGCGTCTGAACTGTACTGGACCATGTGAACCAAGGGGTGGCCGTTCCCCGGAGTGCTAGCCTCCAAACGGTCTGCGTTGTCACCGTGTAAGAGTCAACGGGTCTGGGTCGGAACCACCTATCCCGAAGGTTCTAGGAAGGGAATGCCTGTCGTAACCCGACTCCCAAATATCCCCGCCTTCTTGGGTTCTTGAGCGTATCAAGAACCCTTTTTTATTATCGGACCAGGCGTTGATAGTATTGTTAATATTGGATTAAATTAAGTTTCGGTTAATATTGGATTAATTTAAGTTTCGGTTAAGATTTGGTTAACCGGAAAGTGGTTAGCCCGCCCTCCCAGCCCGATCTAGGGTAACACATCGGGCGGAACCTGTCAACCCTGAAACCTCCCAGATTATCAAAATTAATTTATTGGGATTGGAGGATACTATCAACCCGCACAGACCCCCCGGATACCTGTAGTGTACCATGCCCGACCTCCCCTGTCAATACCCAAAATACCCGGAATGTAAAAAATAATTCTCGAGAATATTTCAGATATTGGAGGATTCTGCTTGACTGGAAGAATCCGGGGTATGGGATGGCTGGGATGTGTGTGTT